ATCTACAAAGCCACACGTAAATATGAAGCATTAGACATGGCAGACAATCGTACTGAAATGGAAAACTATATCAAGGATGAAATTACACGAAACCTTACTGAAGAAAAACTAGATGGCTCAATCACCATCAATCAAGTTATGGTTCGTAGTGTAATTCCTGCTGACAGTGTTGTTGAAAGTGCAAACGCCTTGGTTCGTAGCAAAAACGAATTGAAGCAAAAAGAAGTTGAAGTAAAAACTGCCGAAGCAGAAAGTCGCAGAATGGCAGCACTGGCCAACAACTCAGGTGCTAGTATTGCGTTCATGCAAGCACAGGCTATGTTGAATATTAGTGAAGGTATCAAGAACGGTCAAGTGCAGACAATCGTTGTACCTAGCAACTTTAACGCATTGATGATGAACAAGTAATATGTGGGCGTTGATTATTGCACTTACAATGGATGTAGCACCTTTTGAGATAAAGTTTACTCAATTGGCTGAGGTCAAAACATATCAAGAATGTAGAGACCTTTCTAAGATATTAAAAGACCGTGGCTTGAATGCACACTTGTTTTGTGTACAGCAACAATGAGTGGCTTAGGCATCATACAAGAAGAATCACCCCAAGCATGTCAAATGTGCGGGGTGATTGATGAATGTCGTCCTTATGGTCCTAATAACGAAGAAATTTGTTTTGACTGTGCTATGAAGGATGAGGAAACTACTGAGCGCAAAATGACAACTTATATTTTTGGTGAACAACAATGAACCAACGAATTAAAGAACTGTTAGATGAAGCCACTGTTTATGCACTGCATGAAACTAAAGATGCGGTTGACTTTTTAGATAATCCTGTAACAAAACAACAACGTGAGCGTCAATTGGAAATATTTGCTGAGGCTATTATTCGTGAATGTTGCATGGCATTACATCCTATGTTGCGTGACATGATTAGTCGTGGTCAAGGTCGTGAACTTATTCTACAACATTTTGGTATCAATCCAAGAGAAATTACAACTTTTATGCTTGATAGAAGTATTGCACAGATGGAAAAGCAAATAGAGGTTAAAGAATGAACCAGCGAATGAAAGAACTTGCTAAACAACTAGGTTACAATGTTAACTTTAAACCATCAGATGATGAAACAGATAGAGAATATCAGGTTGTTAGCAATGATTTTGCTGAAAAATTCGCTGAATTGATTGTTCGGGATTGTGCCCTTACTGCTGGCCTAATGGAACATGGAGGCCGGAAAGGCATCGGTGCACAAATATTAGATAATTTTGGAGTTAAATAATGTTTTTAACATGGGTTTTAGTAATATCAACATTCACCCCCGGTGGTGATTTAGTTAGTGAATATAAAGAAGGTCCTTTTCAATCTAAAAAAGAATGCATTGCATCAAAAAAAGAATTGAATAATCCACCTGCTTTAATGGGCTTGAAATTTAAAGGCAAGTGTGTTAGATTAAAAGTAGAAAACGAAAATGAGTAACCTAGTCGGCAAGTCATACATTTTTGAAGATGGTGGCAAGATTGAAGTAATTCAAGTCAAACTAAGAGAAGATGGATTATGGGTGCATTATTTAATTTCAATGAACTCTAGTCTACCTAGAAAACTAGTTATGAAACACGGTGAATTTATGACAAATTTTAAACATTTATTTGGAGAAGATGATGGCGTATAAAACAATTTATACAGAAGTTGAAGTTGATGTTGACCTTTCAGAGTTTGAGACCGATGACCTACTTGACGAATTAGCAAGTCGTAGTTCACTCCCAATGGAAGAAGATTTCCATGGTAAAGAAATACTTGAAGCCATTTATCATAAACGTAGAATGGGCCGCACTGATTATGAAAAAGAATTAGACCAATTGATTTGGAATAGTCTAGGCAAAATGTTATAATACATCGTGTAATCAACTATGAATAAATACTAGGATGTTCTCACGAATCTTTTCACTCAGCAATGCCACTCTTTTAGTGGCATTGGCACTTAGTACTATCGCCGCTTGGTATAGTATTGTTGGTCTAACCGCTATCTTTGCAAGTGCGGTTATACCTATTATCATCATGGGCTCGGCACTTGAACTTGCAAAAATTATAACAACAGTCTGGTTGCGTAAGTATTGGGATCGTTGTACTTGGGTAATGAAAGTATATCTTGTTCCGGCTGTTATTGCACTTGCAGTATTAACAAGCATGGGTATTTTTGGTTTCTTATCTAAAGCACACTTAGACCAAGGTGTTATAGGTGGTGATAGTATTGCCCAAGTACAAATTTTAGATGAAAAAATAAAAACAGCAAAAGAAAATATAGAGTCCAATCGTAAGGCTCTTAAGCAAATGGATGAGGCTGTAGATCAAGTCATGGCACGTTCAGATTCAGAAAAAGGTGCAGATAAAGCAGTATCTGTTCGTAGAAGTCAGACAAAAGAACGAGTTAGATTACAAAATGAGATTATAGCTGAACAGACAAAAATTGCTAAACTTAACGAAGAACGAGCTCCTATTGCTTCAGAAGTACGTAAAGTTGAAGCAGAAGTTGGTCCAATCAAATACATTGCGGCATTTATTTATGGAGATAATCCAGATGCTAATTTACTTGAACGTGCAGTACGATGGGTAATTATTTTACTTGTTATTGTATTTGACCCTCTTGCAATTATTTTAGTGATTGCGGCTAATCAGAGTAAAGATTGGGATAAAGAAATTGAAGATGATAAAAATGCTATGGCTATCATCCCACCCAAAGAAGAAGATACGAGACCCTTTACCGAAGAAGAAATAACAGCATTAGATAAACCGGTAGAAGAAGTTGATATAGTTCCTGCACCAGAAACTGAACCAAAAGCAACTTGGGCTTTTCCATCTGACCCACAACCCGAATCAGTTGACCATTATGTAGCAAACAAATTTACTGAATTTGATCCTAGATATTTGGTTACTAAAGTTATCACTGAAGAAGAATCTAAAGATATAGTGGCTTCTCCGGCATACCCTGAAATGTATATCGATTATCAAATAATAGAAGATGTTATTGAAGAAGATTTACCACCTGTCACAAGTTGGGTAGAAATTCCTGAACCAGAAGTAATTGTAGCAGAGGAAGAAATCAAAGTAGACGATTCTCCTCCTTACGAAGGTATTAGAGATTTAAAAACAGGCCAATGGATACAAACAGGACCTGCAATTATTGATCCAACAATAAAATCTACTATGGGTTTTAAAGATTTGGGCGGAGGGTATGTAGAATTTGAAGGCAAGAGAATGGCACTTCATGTTTTAAGAGATAAGCGTCCTGATTTGTTTGCTATCAGAGAAGACAATCCAAGACAAGTAAAAATTACTTTTGGATCCAAATCAGTTACTGTTGGTTTGATAGGTGATACGTTTATTCGTACCGATGCTATTCCCCATCGTGTTTTCAAAAGCAATGGTGAAAAATGGATAGAGATTAACAAGAACACAACAGCTACTTACTTAAGTAACACTAATTACTTACAACATCTAATGGAAAAAATAGCAACTGGTGAATACGAACCCGACCTTTTAACCGAGTTGGAACAAGAGGCCATTTCAAATCATTTGAATTCAGCTTGACCCAAAATCATCAAAAACAATTGACACTAAATCATTTTGGTGCTATACTATGTTTATTGTTCAACTACACACAGAGGTTAATTATGAAACTTAAATTATCAGTACTTGTCATTGCATTGTCACTGACCGCATGTTCTAGTATGAAGACCGGTAACGGTACTAATTCTAGTGTCCCGATCGTCAATCAAAAGCTATCTACGTCATTCGTAGCTGAGGGTGTTAAGATTGAAACTAAATGTAGTTGGTCTATGTTCGGCAAAGATGAATGTCAATTAGTTGCTATTGAGGCAATTGGTACAGCACCTACATTTGGTAACACTACGTCAAATCGTAAGAATGCACTTACCCGTGCTCAAATGGCAGCTGAACGTCAAGTAACTGAATTTTTGCAAAAAGAAGTCACCACTAGTCGTGTTCAAAACACTATTGCCAAGAACATTGAAAAGGCTTCTGACAAAGTTAAGTCAGGTAAGACTGATGATAGCGCAGTTGAATTGACTGACAAAGAGGCAAGTACTATTAATTTGCGTGAAAATCACAATGACACCCTTGTGTCATTGACTGAAAACATTCAAACATCAGCCAAAGCAATTCTCAAAGGCTTCATCAAGACTGACGAACGAGTTATTGGTGATCAGGAAGTTTCTGTGACTATGCGGTGGGACATAGACAGTGAACTGGCTCGCAATCAACTTGCTAAAGCAATGCGATGAAATACATATTGCTTGCGGTGATGCTGGCCCTAACAGCATGTGCTAGCACTACTGAGGCTGTAAGAACTTCAAGCGATAGTCCCGATGCTGGGGTCATACGTGTTCTCGGCACAGGATCAACTAAAGAAGAGGCAAAGAATAACGGCTTCACTACTGCTATCGAAATTGCTGTTGGTTCTGCAATTCTTTCACACAAAGATGTCCGTTCCGATAAACTTATACGTGATGACATAGTGAAATACAATGCAGGTTACGTTGATAATTATAAAATCATTGACGAGACAAAAACAAGCGGTGGTTACTCATTGTTGATGGATGTTCATGTTAAGAGCAGTCGCATACATGAACGATTATTGAGTGGGGGCGGTGACGAGAAAAATGTCAACGGTGATAAATTGGCTACTCAATATGACACATATCGTGCCCAACAAGAATCAGCCGATAAACTCATTGATGTGTTAATACAAGATTGGCCCGAAAAAGCCTTTACTATCAAACAAGGTAAACAAGAATTTAGTATTAATGAAAAACGTGTGTCTGTATTACGAATTCCAATTGAAATGAATATGAACTATAGCTATATTATGGCATTGGATGAGTCTCTTAAAAAGATTAACCAAAAGAAAACATATTCAGATTTAAAAATTGGTATTGCAGTTAAAGCACCCGATGATTGGGTATTCGGTAGAACCAATGGATATTTCTTTGATGACATTCAACGTATAAAACAATTCCAACAAGGGTTTAATGATAACTTTTGGATTCAAGTTCATTTAAAAGATATTAATGGTAATTTACTGTATTCTCAGTGTTTTGAACATGGAAGAAGTTTTTCATACCAAACAACTAAGGCATTTATTTTACAAGGTAATAACTCCGTAGATTCTAACATTGAAATTGAACTAAATTCAAAACTATCCAAGACATTGCGCCAAGCATATAGTGTAGAAATGGTTCCCTCTAGAGTTTGTATCAACAAAATATACGAAACTATACCTCTGCTAAAATGTCCCCCGCTAAACAAAAAATGATAAGTAATAATATGACCGAAGAATCTAAAATAAATTATTGTCACTTTTGTGGGAACAGCAAAGAAATTGTAAAAAAACTTGTTGTTAGTGAGAAGGTTGCTATATGCAATGAGTGCGTGGAACTATGTCAGAATCTAATCAATGATGAAGTAGAGCCAGAAAATCCGATTGAACCTAATCGTGATCCGGAGGCCATCAAAGAATATCTTGATATGCACGTTGTTGGTCAAGAAGATGCTAAGATAGTTTTGAGCGTTGCTGTTGCCAATCATTATAAGCGCATCAACAATCCACCAAAAGATATTGAAATACAAAAAGGTAATGTGTTGATTGTCGGGCCTACAGGAAGTGGTAAAACATTGCTTGCTAAGACAGCCGCAAAATATCTTAAAGTGCCCTTCATTGTTGCTGATGCTACGAGTTTGACAGAAGCCGGGTATGTTGGAGATGATGTTGAATCAATGATTAGTATGTTGATTCATGCCGCAGGTGGTGATGTAAAATTAGCCGAGCGTGGTATTATATTTGTTGATGAAATTGACAAGATTGCACGTAAAGGTGAAAGTGCAAGTATCACCCGTGACGTATCAGGTGAAGGTGTTCAACAAGCATTGCTCAAAATGGTAGAAGGTAGTACCGTTCGTATTCCCAAAGAGGGTGGTCGTAAACATCCTGGTGGCGATATGAGTGAAATCAATACCAAAGATATATTGTTTATTGCCGGTGGCGCATTTGTTGGTCTTAAAGACATTATTGCTAATCGTATGAATGGTACAAGTATTGGATTTAATGCTACTATCACTGACAGCAAAGTTGAAGGTGATTTGACAAAAGTCAGTCCTGATGACTTAACCAAATATGGAATGATTCCTGAGTTCATTGGACGTTTTACTACTACAGTAAGTATCCAAGAATTGTCTAAGAAACAATTGGTTCATATTTTGACAGATGTAAAGAACAATTATATCAGTCAATACAAGTATTTGCTAAGTTTGGATAATATCAATTTATCTTTTACTAAAGAAGCCCTTGAACAAATTGCTGAGAATACACTAACATTAAAGACCGGAGCACGTGGTTTACATACTGAGATTGAACGTGTTTTAATGTGTCATATGTTCTATACCAAGCAATACAAAGAAAATAATATAACTATGCTAAATATAGATGTGGGTCAAATTTTAAATCCCACACCAATATATGACGAAAAAAGGAAGACAGGTACTAGTAACTGATGGTAATGTTGAAAAAGCATTACGTAAGTTTAAGAAAAAAATTGCAGAGCAAGGTCTACTGCAAGAAGTCCGCGACCGTCAAGAGTTCGTTAAACCCACAGTCAAACGCAAAATTGCCAAGAGCAAAGCAAAGAGTAGATGGAAGAAACATCTACGAGACCAAGAATTACCCAAAAAACTATATTAACCTAAATAGTTGTATATATTGCACAATCATGTAAAATATATACTGTAGTAGATGCCTAACGGGTCTATTACAACACAATCTTGCTTTAACAAAGGAGAAAATTATGAGCAAAGTAATCGGTATCGACCTAGGTACCACAAATTCATGTGTAGCCGTCATTGAAAACGGAATCCCCAAAGTAATTGAAAACAGCGAAGGTGCTAGAACTACACCCTCAATCGTTGCCTATGCCAACGATGAGATTCTTGTAGGTGCTAGTGCTAAACGTCAAGCAGTTACTAATCCAAAAAATACAATCTACGCCGCAAAGCGACTGATTGGTCGTAAATTCAAAGAAGAGGCTGTACAAAAAGATATTAACTTGATGCCGTATACCATCGTTGAAAATGACAATGGTGATGCATGGGTTCAGTTAAACGATAATAAGTTAGCACCCCCGCAGATTTCAGCGGAAGTCTTACGCAAGATGAAAAAGACTGCGGAAGATTATCTAGGTCATGAAGTTACACAAGCAGTTATTACTGTTCCCGCTTATTTTAATGATAGTCAAAGACAAGCGACAAAAGATGCAGGTAAAATTGCAGGCTTGGAAGTATTGCGTATCATTAACGAACCCACAGCAGCCGCATTAGCGTATGGTGTAGATAAACAGGAAAAGCGTGACCGTAAAGTTGCTGTATATGACTTAGGTGGTGGTACCTTTGACGTATCAATCATTGAGATTGCCAACGTTGATGGTGACACACAAGTTGAAGTATTGTCAACAAATGGCGATACATTCTTGGGTGGTGAAGACTTTGACCAACGCATCATGGACTACTTGATTAGTGAATTCAAAAAGGATTCAGGAGTCGATTTAAGTAAAGACATGCTAGCACTGCAACGACTAAAAGAAGCCGCAGAAAAGGCTAAGATTGAGTTGTCAAGTACAGCACAAACAGATGTTAACTTACCATATGTAACAGCAGATGCTAGCGGTCCTAAGCACATGAACATTAAGTTGTCACGTAGCAAATTGGAACAGTTAGTTGATGAATTGATTCAACGCAGTATTCAACCATGTAAGACAGCTATGGCTGATGCTAAGATTTCAATAAGTGATATTGACGAGGTTATTCTTGTTGGTGGTATGACACGTATGCCTAAAGTACAAGAAATGGTTGAATCATTTTTTGGTAAAGCACCTCGCAAGGACGTTAACCCGGATGAGGCAGTTGCCGCTGGTGCCGCTATTCAGGGTGATGTATTAGGTGGTGGACGCACAGATGTTTTATTGCTTGATGTTACTCCATTGAGTCTTGGCATTGAAACAATGGGTGGTGTGATGAGTAAGTTGATTCAAAAGAATACAACTATTCCTACTAAACAAAGTCAAACATTCAGTACAGCAGAAAACAATCAACAAGCGGTTACTATTAAAGTATTCCAAGGTGAACGTGAAATTGCACAATACAACAAGTTGCTAGGTGATTTTAACTTAGATGGAATTCCACCAGCACCAAAAGGTATGCCTCAAATCGAAGTTACATTTGATATTGATGCTAACGGCATTATGCACATCGGTGCAAAGGACAAAGGTACTGGTAAGGAAAACAAAATCACTATTAAATCAAACAGTGGTTTGAGTGAATCAGAGATTCAAGAAATGGTTAAAGATGCTGAATTGAATGCTGAATCTGACAAGAAAGCCCGTGAATTAATTGAGGCACGTAATGGTGCAGAATCAACATTGTATGGATTCAAACAAGACTTTAATAAGTACAGTGACAAAGTTACTGAAGAAGAAAAAACTAAAGCCGAAGAAGCAATCAAAGCAGTTGAAGAAGCAATCAACGGGGATGACCCAACCGTTATCCAAGATAGTATTCCTAAATTATATGAGGCAATTGGTCCAATCACTAAAGCTAAAAGTGATGAAGAAGCCAAGAAAAAGGCTGAAGAGGCAACTAAGACTACAGAAGCACCAAAAGATGACAATGTAGTTGATGCAGAAGTTAAAGAGTCACCGGAGACTGTTTAAACTTTAGATCGGGTGCCGCATTGCGGGCCCGACAATTATTCTTGCTTTATTAAGGAGATATAAAATGACAAGAGAATTAACATTAAGAGCGTTAGACATACCAACCATTCATAGATTTGGAATAGGATTTGATTCTATGATAGATGAACTGATGCGTATGAATGCAACGCAAACTAACACCAACTACCCACCCTATAATATAGTAAAAGAATCTGAGGATCGATTTGCTATTGAAGTAGCGGTTGCTGGGTTTAGTGAAGGTGAGGTTTCTATTGAAATAGAGAATCGTGTACTTACAATTGCCGGTAACAAAATACATGACTTAGATAATCCTAAAGAATATCTACATCATGGGATAAGTAACCGTAATTTTATTCGTGAATTTTCTTTAGCAGAACATGTTGAAGTTAAAAGTGCTATAAATGAAAACGGGATCTTATCTATTGGACTAGAACGAATTATTCCAGAAGAGCATAAGCCCAAGAAGATTGTAATAAATTACAATAAATAATATAATAGCATATCGTAAATACAAGTGTGCGGGAAACTGCACACTTTTTTGAAAGAGAAAAAATGGCACAAACAGATACGAACCTAAGCGTAAGACCTATAGTTGATGTAAAGGAACCACCGTTGTTCAGAGTAATTTATATGAATGATGATTTAACCAGTATGGAATTTGTTATACGGAGTTTGATTGATCATTTTCATTACACAGATGAAACCGCAGTGAATATCACAACTGGAATTCATGATTCCGGAAGTGCAGTAGTTGCAGTGTTACCATATGAAATTGCAGAACAAAAGGGTATTGAAGTAACTATGGAAGCCAGAACTGAGGGCTATCCGTTACAAGTTAAAATTGAGGCCGAGACTTAAATTCTATTCGTTTAGGGTAATAAGGATTTCGGCCCGCACACGGGTTATTAAGGTAGTTGATATTGTCTAAGACAGTATCAACTATTTTTCCATGTGTGCCAAATACCCAGTGAGATACTTTGTTTTCAGTATCATATTCTAATGCATCAGTTAGTGGTCCGGCATCATGCATATCAGGTTCTTCACCATAATATAATTTTTTAGTTGGTACAGAACTAGAAACTACCATAATATGTTCTACTTCTGAATGGACCTGTAATCTGTGTATAGTACTGCATAGATATGAAACATCCTCATATCCAGCAACAATTAATTCTATTTCAGCCATTTTATTTCTAGGCTTATAATTTCCATACCATCCATTAGTGGCTACGATTGCTATCTCATTTAGCACCACTACATTATCATGTAAGAATATTACATTCTTTAATGACGCACAAATTTCTCCAATTTCTTTGATACGTTTTTCTCTAATAATTACAGTAGAGTGTTCTAACGCACCATCAATAAAAAAGACACCCTGATAGCAATTACTCAGGGTGTCTAATACTGTTTGTAGCATTGCTAAATCATTACTGACATTACCCGCAACAATACAATATAAACTTGTAGGTTTATCTTCCCAGATAAAGGTGTCATCTACTGATAAATTCAAATCACTAATTACATCAAATCCAAGTATCATGTTTTCAACAGTTAATATGGAAATAGGACTACTGCCCTATTTCGCAATAAAGCAGTATATATTACGCTTTTGGTTTAGCTTTAGTTGTTTTAGAGGCTACTTTTTTAACGGCAGCAACTGCATCTTTAACATCAACTTTGCCGTCTTCATTGACATCTAATGCTTTTTTAACACGGGTGGTAGTCTTTTTAGCAACTTCCTTAACAACCGCTACTTCAACTTTGACTTCAGCAACGGCTTCTTTGACAACTTCTTCAACCTTAGCAATTGCTTCTGGTTCAGATTTAGCCAAATAATTCCATAATGAGTAAACAGCAATCACTGCAACGACAACGATAATAATTTCCATAGTAAAATCTCCTTGAACTAATATTTATGACTTGAGGTTCCAAAGCAGATTTTTTCATAAATACTGTATGTTCAAGTCCTTGTCATTGCGAGAGTTGATGGATCTACCCTTGCCCAAAATCACCGCGCAAAAAAGACTACTATTTAGACCGGATTTAGAGGATGTGGAACATGTCTATGATTTGTTAAATGAGCATGTTTTTGATAATATTTTAGTTAAGCCTAATATTAAATTGGGCACATGCCGAGACTATTGGGGAATGTGTTATGGGGAGGACAATCCCTATAATAGCGGAACTTATTGCAGAATCAAACTAAGTGACAAATGGTATTCTGCTCAATGGATGGTGACAATGTTATCGCATGAAATGAGTCATCAGTATCAATGGGATGTTTACAGTCATGGTCGTAAGACTAGAGTTATGAGCCATGGACCTAGTTTCTACAGATATCAATTAAAGATGCGGGAACACAATATTTCATTGAAAACATACTATTCTACTAGACAATGGTTTAATAAACAAGATTTGTTTAAAGCGTGAAAGAGATAAATACATTACTATGAGAGCAATTGAATTTTTAAAAGAATCCCAAGGTGGTATATTCCGCCGTGCCCAAGAGGTTGACCAAGGTGCGGAAATCAAGTTTAAAAACGCGGAAACAAACCAAGAAATTAAACTACTGTCAGCAGAAGTATTTCCTCAAACTGGACAATACCAAACATATGAAGAATTAGACCAAGCAGTTACTGATTTTTGTACTATGTTTGAAGTTCCACCGGAGAACGTTCAGTATGCAGGTAAACCAGATAAATCACGTGCCGCAATGGTAAGTATTTGGACGGATTTAACATCAGGTGAACCAATGGCGTTTGTTAAACTTGCTACAAAACGTAGTGAAGGTGCTTCACCTATTATGCAGAGTAATGCTGATTTTAAGAATGCGTTTGGTTATGGAGATGTAGGTAAGACAGCACAACGTCAAACATTACAATTAAAACCAAAAGACGTATTAGCATTTGATGAATGGTTAAATCCACAAGGTGTTATACGCAGTGTTACTAGCAGATTGAAAACTAGAAGTGACCTAGACGAAAACCTGAAGCAAGGATTAGTACAGCTTGTAACTAATGTTGCCCAAGGTGTCAGTGAGCCTGTGCCGGGTATGGCACAATATTTAACAACGTTAGAAGTTGATTACGGTGAGGTACCTGCCCCTATTGCGTTAATTACAGGTAATTTTGTAGGAGGAGACTATCTGCAAGCCGAAAAAGGATTATTAGGTCCATTAGGTTTAAAATGGAGCGATTTATCAAAAATATTGTATCCCAAGGCCGGGGGCGAAAAGATTTATGATAGTTACATTTATATTGATGAAGAAACCAAACTTAAAGTAAGTTCAAAAGATAAAAAAGGCGGCGCAGCCGCTAGTATTACTGGATTAATTGATGAAATTAACAAAACACCAGAAAAATTTCAAAGTGTATTACTTAATAAAAAATTCGGCTCTTTACTTAATATATGTAGGACAATTGCTAGCGCACCAAATACATATCAAGGAAGTGCAAAAAAGAGTAGCAAAAGTATAAATGGCCCTTTAATTTTAGCTGTAAATACTTTTAAATTTATTGACGACAATGATGCTAGAACAATTGTAGGGTTGATGAACTCCCCAAATAATAAAATGATGCCAGAACAAGCATACAAAAAAAATGTCATTGGTCCTAATTTATGGAAGATAATTTCAGTTAAAGGTGCCAATTATAAGGACCCGGGATATAATTTAGGTTATCATGTAATGGCATGTGTTGCAAAAAATATTGCTAATATATGTAATAGCGATCCAAATACTGATAAATTTTTTAGGTCTATTTTGGAAAGATCCAACATGGTACAAGTTAAAACTACAGTTAAAAAATCCGGTGACGGGGCGGCATTTACTAATTTTGTTGTAATGTATCCTCCGGTCTTCGATGGCAAAATGACTATGCATGCGGATAACAATTATATGGCGACACGAAAGCCAATCGCACCATTAAGTTTCAAAATGCCTTAACCAAAACTCTTTTAATTTGTTTTACAACGTGTTATACTTGTAAAACATTTTAAAGGAAGTTTATGAGTCTAGTCCCAATCGTCATTGAACAAACAAGCAAAGGTGAGCGTAGTTATGATATCTACAGCCGTCTATTGCGTGACCGTGTAATTTTACTTGAGGGTGAAGTACATGACCAAATGGCAAATCTTATTGTTGCCCAATTGCTATTCCTAGAATCAGAGGGTGACAAGGATATTTCAATGTATATCAATAGTCCCGGCGGTAGTGTGACAGCAGGTATGGCAATCTATGATGCTATGCAATTCGTTAAGCCTGATATTCATACAATTGTAATGGGTCAGGCATGTTCTATGGGTAGTCTACTCGCACAATCAGGTGCACCCGGTAAACGTTTTATGTTGCCCAATGCAAGGCACATGATTCATCAACCTTCAGGTGGTGCAAGAGGTCAAGCAACTGATATGCTGATTCAGGTAAATGAAATACTTGAAATGAAAAAGAACCTAACAGGAATCTACACTAAGCACAATTCAAAAGGTAAAACTTTTGATGTACTCCAAGCTGATATGGAACGTGATAATTTTATGAGTGCTCAACAAGCATTTGACTATGGACTAGTAGACGAAATAGTTACAAAGCGAGGTTAATTATGGAAGAACTAATTGACCTTTCATATGCTCATCATATCCAAGATACCGTTGACATAGAAACTATATGTTCAAATGCAATTGAAGTTAATTCAATGGAACCCTATTGTTGGCCATTAGATATACCAATAGATAAAGAATTATTATTAGAAAGTTGGAACAAGCTATTTGTTTCGCTTGGTTATACTTATGAATCTATGACCGCATTAATGCGTGAGTATTTTGTAGAAAAATATAAACAATTAGGTCACCCCAAAGATCCAATTGCATGGGATATGAATCTAACACATTATACCGAACTAACCGGTGATGATCGATGGAATAAGTTCAGAGGTACCGTCGAATGGATTCTAGAAGATGGCGGAGATCCTAAAAGAGCCACTGAGATGTTATCAGAAATAAAAAATACATACTTAGAACATGTCATCAACAGTTTATTTGAGCATCATGCTAAGAATTTTAATAGAGAATTTAAAGGGCAACTTAATGTAACTTGGGTTGGTCCTGGTCAACGATATAATCTTCACAACGATAATAATATCTATTTAAGATATCATATTCCGATCATAACAGATCCAAAAGTCTTTTGGATATTTCAGGATGTAAATAATGTTGAACAATATTATAAAATGCACATGCCGGTTGGTGCTGTATGGATGTTAAATCCTGTACAAGTAGTACATACCGTAGTAAACCAATGGGACCATGCAAGGGCACATTTATTATTGTCCGAGTTTAGATAAAATTAATTTAGAAAATGCTATATGAGCTTCTTGGTTAAAATGACCTAACGGCAATCGTTCATGCCCTTGATTCATACACCAAGTACTAAAATCTTCAAAGATTATTTTGCTAGTGTCAACGTGTTGAATTGAATTATAAATATCACTAAATCCAAAAATATGAAAGTAATTTGAGGATAGATTTTTACATGTTTGGTCAACATAAAACAATGCATTTTCCACTCCGGTATCATTTATCCTTAGCATGTGTTCAATAAAATGCTTGTTAATTGGATGATGTTTTAAATTATTTTTATATTGATTTCCGCTCCACTGTATACCTAATTGAATGTAATTTGTATTGTCTCTCGCATAAAAATTTCCCTTATCAGGATAGTATAGTTCTTTTCGATGTGGTTCTGTATAAAAAAATAATACCAAACTATCAGGATGATCCGTCAGTGCTTTTGGTAAAATACGTAAACTGCGTTCATTACTCCCACCACTAAGAGCATAATTATAGCAAGGAATATTAAGGCTATCAGCTACTAACTTGGGGAAAGAAAAAGATTTTGTTTGATTATCCATGTACTCCAAAGTAATACTACCTTTGATGTAATCGTTGACCAAATCCTCTCCCAATAATTCACATCCTGCAACATGGCTATCACCAAATGCTAGCACCGACTTATAGTTTTTCATAGTACATATTTAGTTAACAAAAATATGGTTGACAATAAATCACTTTGGGTATACAATAGAGGCTTCTGTAGAGAAAAGGAGTTTTTATGTCTTACGTTGTTTTCAAGCATAACAAAGAATACGGTCCTCGACAAGGTCTCGAGGGTCCGTTTCACTATCCCAATGGTCGTGTTCTGTATTACGATCCTAAAGCAGGTGAGTACTACGATCCTCGTACCGACTTTTACGTTGACCGTGACGAGGTCTCAGACCTGCAAAATTCTATCTTTGACATCCTGAAAGGTTAATATGAACAGCTTATATGCTTTAGTATTCATTATGGCAGGTTCACCCCCTGCATATTTAGGTAACTATACTGGTCTGAATAGTTGTCAAAAGGCTATACGTGATATCTACAGTGGTCGCTTGAATCCAACCGGCGAATATTTGCCAGAGTTAGACAAAAGTATTAAATTGATAATGAAGAATAAAAAAGAATTTATTTGCATTCCGGTGTCAAAAGACTGAAAACGGTTGACAATAAATGGCTTTGGGTATATAATAGAATCTTAAACAGTAAAGAAAAGGACTTGCAAATGCGTACACCAACTATAATTTATGGTTTGAAAAATTCTCAGAAAATTCGCATCATTTTCAAAGGTGATGGTTCTGAGAATGAAATTGGATTGTACATGACAGTACAACAATCGGTGACAATGTTTGCTACCGCTCTCTCACGTAGCCTAGCTTGGGATGCATTATTGCAATTGTCATCTATACGTCAGGAAGCACAAAAATATAACGAACCGATTCCAACAGGGATCGGCACTACAATTCGTGGCAAGCAAATTCAAGTTGATTTGGTCTGAGGAGACAAAAATGAAATTAGAAACCGCTCTTAACGTGATCCATAAAGAAGGTAAATTCTTAGGATTGACTTCCTTCGCAATGATGCAATTCATTGCAAAGAATCCCCTAGCACAACCTAAAAAGACATTAGAAGCCTTTAAGGTTGTAAAAGAAAGTGTTACAAATACTTTTGAATAAAAAGGTTGACGATAAATCGTTTTGGGTATATAATAGAATCTTAAACAGTAAACAACAGGAGTTAGCAAATGGGTACACGTTCACTTATCGCAGTTGTTCATGGTGATAACTACAAAACAGTTTATTGTCATTGGGATGGCTATCTGTCACACAATGGTCGTATTTTGCAAAAACACTATGATTCACCTAAAGCAAACAATCTTGTTGCAATGGGCAATATCTCTAGTCTCAAAGCTAACATTGGTAGAAAACACCCCTTCAGTGCGTTTGACATTCCCGGCATGTCTCCAAGTGCATGGGAAAATAAGTATGGCAACATGACTACATTCTATGGTCGTGACCGCGGAGACGAAGGTCAAGAGTTTGTCACACATACCAGCAAAGAATCACTAATTGAATCATTCAATGAGTCTTGGTGCGAGTTTGCATATATTATGAAAGATGACATTTGGTATGTTATGTTTCAAGGTGATGAGAATTTTTATTTGTTGTCAGAAGAATTGGTTAAACAAAAAGATACAGTAGAGGCAGTATAATGGAAGCAGTTGTCGAGACTACAGTCTGGAACGATAGCAATAACGCTAATCATACCTATCTACTTGATGGCACCAAAATGATTGCGTACATTAAAGTAGGCGACACTGCTCCCTTTTATTTTAAAAACCCAATCACCATTGACAAACGTGGTCGGAAGTTTCAAGCATTGAAAGTTAATCCTTTCAAAAAGATAAAAGAAAAATCAACAATAATTAAAGTGTCCGGTAGTAAAGGTAATATATATAGTATTGATACGGAAGACAAAACATGTACGTGTCCGGGCTATATGTATCGTGGTAGTTGTAAACACATTACGGAGTTAGTATGAACGATTATAATACGCACATAGATCCCGAGTATCCATACTCTATTGTGATACCCGGTGACAATCTGGAAATGTCAGCAGTTAATAGCCCCACAAGTGTTTGGCTAAGAACTAAAAAGTATCCTTACATTGTAGGTGGTACTTTTGAAAGACACATTTTTAGGTTTAAAGAATACAAACACGCTAAAGCGTTTGCGGCAAAATGGAAATAATTTATAATGAAGATAGCAGTATGCAGTGACTTGCACTTAGAATTTGAAGACCTCATCCTCAAGAACGAAGAGGATGCAGAGGTCCTCATCCTGTCCGGCGACATTATGATTGCTGAGGACTTACACAGCCACCCTGTGAAGCATCCTATGGATCCTACTAACATTCCCAATTTGGGTCGTAGACAAGAAGCCGCACAAAGGTTCCGTGATTTTCTTAGTCGTTGTAGTTTTCAATTCCCGCATGTAATTTACATTGCAGGCAATCACGAATTCTATCATGGTAAGTGGGTAGCTAGTTTGAATCATCTACGTGAAGAATGTGCAAGATATCCTAATGTTTATTTCCTTGAGAATGATATCAAGGTTATCAATGAAGTGACCTTTATTGGTGCAACATTGTGGACTGACTGTAACAAGGCTGATCCATTGACTATGCATGCCTTGACTGATATGATGAATGACTTTAGAGTGATTCGTAATGATGAACTTGGATACACTAGATTGCGGCCTGCTCATATTGCAATGCGTCATAAAAAAACATTGGATTACTTCAAGCATGTTTTGGCTGATAGAAAAGATGAGAAGTGTGTTATTGTTGGTCATCATTCACCTAGTCATTTAAGCATACATGAGATGTACAAGAATGATTACTTGATGAACGGTGGTTATCACAGTGATTTAAGTGAATTCATTTTGGATCATCCGCAAGTTAAACTATGGACTCATGGTCATACGCACACACCTTTTGACTATGTGATTGGTGATACCCGAATCGTATGCAACCCAAGAGGGTATAAAGGACATGATGCAAGTGCCGATATTTTCAAACTTATTTTTGTAGATGTTTGATTCACGTTAAATATTTTCATGACCGAATCAACAGAATCGCAACCTGAAAAATTAGTACATTTAAAATTTATATTTAACCAGATCGGTGATCAGGTTTGTACTACAGGTTTGCCTGAAATAATATACAAAAAAACAAATACCAAATCAGTAATCACTGATCCATTAATATGGGTATTCAAGCATAACCCATATGTTGTATTCATGACCGAAGAAGAGGCAAAGGACCTTCCTATGGCTGTAGTTCAGCCTGACACTAGGCATGAAGATCATCGACAAAAATATATGGATACTTTTGGTACGCAACTAATTTATGGACAACTTGAATTTATGTCTACTTTAATGGGTGTTCCAGGTATACATTTGCGTCATCCTAGATTGTATTTGCATGAAGATTCAGAGATAGTTCCACATAAGATTGTGGTTCACACTACTGGATCTGATAGAACACGATTGAATGAAGTAAACATCAGAACACATTTGGGTGAGGATAACGTCCGAGTAATGTCTGATGAAATAATTTCAGCTATTCTAAAGAATTATAAAAATTTCAAGATAGTACAAATAGGTGGAAAAGATGACAAACCACTAGGTGGTGATACCATAGACTTGCGTGGTAAGATAAGTTTATGGGAAGTTGCCAAAGAGATATCTGAATCAAGTAGATTTATTGGTGTTAATTCAGGATTAATGCATATTGCTAATTGCTATCCTAGAGTTGATAAAAGAATTTTCCTAACAGAATTTCCTAGAGAATCCTTATTGAAGTGGTATCCAGGAGATATGAGAAACCTTTTGTTTTCCTGGGCCGACGCAACCAACATGTATTTCAACAGAACAGTTGATGATATTGGATTGACATATTCTTACACGAAGATTTAAAACGGGTAAAATTTAAAAAAGAGTTTACCAAATACTATTGTAATAGTCCTGTCTTTATATTATAATCTGTATACGTTGTGAGAGCAACGATTTTTTAAGGAAGAAAAAATATGAACAAGCAAGTAACTAAGCAAGAACGCCTTATCGAGGCATTCAAGTCAGGCGAAAAACTGACAGCGGCACAAATCAAAGCACGTTTTGGTATTGCCAACCCAACCGCAACCGTAAGTGATTTGCGTTTGCGTAGTGGATTTGCTATCTATGCAAATCAACACACCGATACTAAAGGTCGTGTTAGCACCAAGTACCGTTTAGGTAACCCTAGCCGCGAAGTTGTTGCCGCAGGATATCGTGCATTGGCACTTATCGCCTAATCTCTTTATTGAGACTACTGAAAAAGGGTGTTTATCACCCTTTTTTCATTTGCACATAATTAAGTTATGTGTTATAATATATGAAAGGAGAATTCAATGGGTTTATTTCATAAGATAATGAACAAGCTAGGTCGTTATCGCCTAATTCCAGATCGTAGAACAGGTGAAGACTATATGCATCGCTACTATCTGTTTCTTAAAGACCGTACATGGTTTCCCTTCAATTTCACATTACACAAGATTGTAAAAAGTGACGATCCAATTTTTCACGACCATCCTTGGGCTTTTATGACTATTGTTCTTAAAGGTGGTTACTGGGAACATACACCTGTCTTTAATTCTGAAGGTAAAAAGATTGCTGAGTTTCAACGTTGGCACGGTCCAGGTAGTATTATCTTTCGCCGAGCAAAAGATTTTCATTGGCTAGAACTTGACTGGATGGTTGGCCCTGCAACTACATTGTTCTTCATGGGTCCTCAAGTGCGTGACTGGGGATTTCTAATCAATAGAACTAAAACAAAAAACCAGTGGGTTCAACATGAAAATTATCTGAACAATTACCAAGATTATCACAAGAAATACATAGAGCCAAAAACAATGGCAAGTAGAAAGAAACCATAATGTACATCACACTAACAAACGCCGCAGAGTCACACAAAGGAAACAAGATTGCAATTAATACAAGTTTAATTGCAACTGTACATCAATCAACAGTTAAACAAGATGACGGTATTATTGGACATGTAACTTATATTTTCTGCCCACCTCATGGTACATGGGAAGTCAGTGAATCACTTGAAGATGTAGTTAAAGAATTAAATTCTTTAGAATGGAATAAAAAATGAATGAAGATACACGTGAAGTCTTGTTAATTCTGCAAGAAGAATGTGCAGAGGTAACTCAAGCGGTCAGTAAGTGTTTTCGTTTTGGTCCCGATCAAATGAAACCTGGTAAGGATCGCACTAATATTAATATGCTTGAAGAAGAAATTGGCGATCTGTTTGCTATGGTTGAGTTACTTACTGACTTAAATGTTGGTGTAACAGTTGAGGGCATTCAACAAGCCAAGATGAAGAAGTTTGAAAAATTGAAGATTTGGTCTGACTTAAAAATTAATAAATAATATTATGGAAATATTACTTCTTATCGTTGGTCTTGTAATTGGTTACCTAATAGGTGAGTCCTATTGTTTGTTCAAAATGCGTCATATTATTCTGGATGTAGCTTCAAAAGAAGGCATTTATCTTGATGATGAAATAGAGTCTAAAGGCAAGGTAATAGAAGTACACAAGTTAAGAATTCAAAATATCAATGATATGTTGTATCTTTATACTGATGCAGAAGATTTCATATGTCAAGCCAAAACGTTAGAAGAATTAGCCACACTATCACAACAATATAAAAACATCAACTACGCCGCAGTGATTCATGATAACAAAGTGTTCACTTTCATCAACGGCAATGTAACTGAAAAAGAATGAAAATCAAAATTAACAAGTGGCCCAAAGGGGCAGGAGATCAAAAAGTTGATATCCAAATTGATTCATGGGATACATGGAACATGGATGGTACCTTGGCTAAAATCATCTACCCAATGTTGATTCAACTAAAAGCTACTAAGCACGGTATACCTAACGAATTTGTAAATGATGTTGGTGGTGAAGATTATGTTGACCAAGAAAGTTTTGACTTTTATAAAGAAACTCACAAAGAATCCTGGGATATTGCAGCAAAGCAGTGGGATGAAACACTTGATAAAATGATCTGGTCGTTTGGTCAAATTGCTTATGAAGATTATGATGATAAGTATCATCACGGCAAAGCTGAGTATGATTGGGTTGATTCTGATAAGACATATCCAAACCCAGTTACTGGTAAATTAGAACCCACATATCGAATGGTTGACAAGAACCCAGGTGAACATTGGTATGATCATGTAGGTCATCAACTGCATGAACAGCGTATACAAGAAGGTTTTGAATTGTTCGGTAAGTATTTTCGTAATCTTTGGGACTAACATGAACGCATTTGACCATATGGTAACTATTCTATCCGCTGAGGCGTATAAAGATAATGATTTTACACCTATTAGTAAAGATGAGTATGCTAAATTTTGCAAAGAGTATATTTTTGAAAAACTAAAAGAGATACGATTTGGTACAGCCTTTCAAAAAAGATTTGGCGTAAGAGATAGAGTACTAAGTATATTTAGCGAACAGAAAGATGCCATGGATCATATTGAGAGATATTATATAGGGGAAAGTAATGAGTGGTGAAATAGAAAATATACGCAAGAGAGGAATTGTAGTAGAAACCGCAGTTGATGCTAATAGGATTTTAGGTTTAATTAATAAATTAAAACCAATACAAACTCAATATGAATTAATGCGTGTAGGTCACGACAGAGAAGGGGGCTATTTAATTCCAGATGACATTGTTGGGATAGCAACTTGTTTTTCTGCTTGTTCCTCTATAGATAGTTCAGTTGCATTTGAACAAGATTTGCATGAATCATTTGGTATTAATTCGCATCTAGTAAATTTTTCTATGGAAGAAGTACCTGGATATATTACACCATTGTCATTCATTCCAAAATTTTTAGGTCCAACTAATAATAATACGGATATAACATTAGATTCTTGGGTCAAAGAAACAGTAGAATACGAATATTGTGGAGTGCATCAATTAATGCTTAAATTAGATTGTGAAGGTAAGGAATATGGTGCTATTCTTTCCTCCTCTGAGGAAATTCTTAAACAATTTAGAATTATAGTCTTAAAATTAACTGATGTTGATAAATGGGGGCATCCGTCTTTCTTTAAAATTGTCGAAGATTTTACCAACAAACTATTACAACATTTTAATGTAGTACATATTCATCCAGACAATAAAGGAATCATCAAAAATATTAATGGGATAGATTTACCAGAAACAATAGAGATTACCTTTCTTTCTAAAAAAAGATGTAAGGTATTGGGATATGTAAATTCATTGCCAGATGAATTAGATAAACCATGCAATCCGGATTTAGTTGATATAGCGTTACCTGATATTTGGTATAAGTAAAATATAAATTATAAAGGAAAATAATGCCAAACGAAACTATTGTTGAACTTGCTGTAAGTGCGGATAGGCTTGTCAATTTGATTAGTAAATTAAAGCCAGTAAAAACACAAACTGAACTAATGAGAGTTGGATCTACCCAAGATGGTGGATATTTAGTTCCGGATGATGTCGGGGGGATAATTGCATGTTTCTCTCCTGGAGTAGAACATACATCAACATTTGAATTAGATTTACTTGAATCTTTTGGAATCAATTCTCATTTAGCAGATTATTCAGTAGACGGTCCTCCTGCATATTTTAACCCATTATCGTTTACTAAAAAATTCTTGGGCGCAATAAACAATGATGTATATATGACAATGGATTCATGGGTAAAGAGTACACCTGAATACGAATCTATTGGTGATTTTCTACTTCAAATGGATATTGAATTTGGTGAGTACAGTACATTGCTTGCAACTTCGGATGAGATTCTTAAAAGATTTAGAATTATAGTTATTGAAGTACATCACATTGACAAATGGGGACACCCCTCTTTCTTTAACATAGCAGAATCATTCTTTGATAAACTGTTACAACATTTTCATGTAGTACATGCACATCCTAATAATTATGGCACTGTTATTAATGTTAATGGAGTAGAGTTACCGCAAACTATTGAATTTACTTTACTTGCAAAAGACAGATGTAATATATCAGGGTTTGTTGATACTTTTCCAGATGAATTAGATAGTCCGTGCTGCCCTGATAAAAATGAACTAGTGTTACCTGATATTTGGTATAAATGAAACAAAAATTTATAGATTACTTCATGGATGTAGCTGAACGCACTAGTCAGTTAAGCCATGCTATACGATTGCAAGTTGGTGCTATCATTGTTAAAGATGATAGGATCATCAGCATCGGATACAACGGTATGCCTAGTGGTTGGGACAACAATTGTGAAGATAAAGAATACATGAGTAGTGATGCCGGGGGTTGGTTAGATCCTAATGAGATTTATGAACGATGGCCGTTTGAAGAAAAACCCAGAATTCAATGGTTTGGGGATGACTCTATAACTGTTACCAATAGATATAAACTGAAAACGAAACAAGAGGTGTTACATGCTGAAACAAATGCGATTGCAAAACTGGCTAAGTCTAACGAATCTGGTGTGGGTGCTACTTTGTTTATTACCCATTCTCCATGTTTGGACTGTGCCAAACTTATATACCAAAGTGGTATTAACAACGTTCTATACCGTAACACTTATCGTAGCGATGATGGTATAGATTTCTTAAACAAGAGTGGAGTCAATGTCACCCAACACACAGTACAAAACTGAAATAAACATTAAGTTTGGTCAACTAGCACCAATCATGCACTGGTGCCAAACTCAATGTAATTGTGATTGGGGTTACAAAATGTTAGACAATGCAGGATATCATCCAGGTAAATATGAATTTTACTTTGAAGATGAGAAAGATTACGTTAACTTTATACTTTGGAAAAAATGAAGTACTTTACTTTTTACCGTGAATCAAATAACTTTGATGACATATTAAACGATATCAATCTTAAAAAATTGATTACTACTAAACTGCGTTGGGATAATTACCTAATGATTGGCATCAGCAAATATAAAAAAGATGCGGAAAAGATATTCAGCTATGTCACACTTAAGTATGGTGATGAGATGCGTAACCGATTGACTAAAGACTATAGCCCTGTACCAAATGTGGATTACATCCCTATTAGAAAATAGTCATTTGGTTACTTTGTGCAAAAAATGATCCTATACTATATAGTACTTGAACTAGAATAAACCCAGCATTCAATACACCAAACAACAAATACATAGCCGTTAATGCCATGATTAAGCTATGTAATGCTGGATTCATCAATAATTTTTTTATTTTTTGGCAAATATTTTTCATCGTTTACTTTGTTGTACCTTTTCTGTTGTAGTATTAGAGCAACTAACCGCATTGCTACGAAATGTTTTATATATTGTTGCCTTATTACCCTCTCTACAATGGTACTCGCATATTTGCATACCGTTATCTGTAACCGAGGTATAGGCTAAATCACATTGACTATTTATTAGTTTTGTTTTTTCTATCTTATGAGTTGATTCTGAATTTATATTTATATATAAATTCTTCGGGACAAGCGGTGCTACCACAGTAACTACGGCAGCAACACCCAATAAGAAATTATTGAATTTTATCACTACGTATAGTCCTTTCTTGTTTTATTTTTTAGTGCAACTATACTAGAATATTTACCCCACGTGGACAGGCAATATCTTACTAGATATTGGTAAATTCAATTAACTGAGTATATTAAATGTTATTAGGATTGCTTCCGGCATTGCCGGAACCTAATACACATGCAGTAGTATCGGTGTACTCTACTACAGTCCAAGTTTTCTTTTCTTTGTTTACTAGTAAAGCAAGATGACTGTTGGTGTTTGACTTACCAACCCACACAGGTGTTTCTCCAAATTCTTTGGCAAAATGCGGTATCACAAAGTCTGCATTACTACATTTTAATGGCTTTTGTAATTGGATAATTTCTTGTGCGTGGCCAGTTAAACAAACCAACAATGACAGTGCTAATAATTTTTTCATTGTATACGTCCCTAAGGCAACGGACTGCTGGAGGGTCCTGATGAATGTATACATGCAACACTAGAACTATACTGAACTACAGTAAATGTTCCTGTAACACGATTACGCATCACTGCAATAGTTGTGGGGGTTTTAGTTAAATTGTCTTGTCCCACCCATATTTGTTCTTGACCAAATTCTCTAGCCAAGAATTCTAACATAGCTTGTGCCGGGGCACAACTTAATTGCACTTCAGCTTGGAACATGCGATTTGGTACTTGGGCGCTGGCTATAGAGCTAATTAGGCAGAATAGGAACGCCGCTATTGATTTTTGCATAATGGATCCTTAAAATAGTATTGAATAGTATTTATCTTCGCTGGTATTAGTTAATTTAACAAATCTGGTTGTTCTTTTAGGATTCTATGATACAGTGGTTGAAAACTAAACCAACCTGCAAATGCTGATCCCACGATTGAATACGATTGTTCACATGATTCCGTAGAAATACTTTTTGGGCTATGGGTGACACCCGCAGATTCTGTCAATAACTGTACCTGACAACTTCTTTCCATGGTAATAAACCACCATGCGGCTGCGTCAACAGTATCGCCCACAGTCAGCAAACCGTGATTTTGTAGGATTACCGCTTTGTTTGCCCCCAGTGCATTGGCTATTCTTTTACCCTCATCAAGTTCAACTGCCACACCACCAAAGTCTTGATATACTGAATGATCATTGTAAAAAGCACAAACATCTTGTGTCAGCATGTCAAGAGGTTTACCAAATGTGCTCCATGCCCTACCGTACATACTATGTGAATGTGCCGCTGCCATAGCATCAGGTCGGGCGTGATGAACACTGCTGTGTATTGCAAAACCTGCTGTGTTAACAGGATGATTACCTTCAATGACATTTCCTGAATGGTCTACTCTGAGCAAATTAGACACACACACCTGACTAAAATGCACTCCAAACGGATTAATCCAAAACGTGTCTAAAAATTCTGGATCCCGAGCCGTTATATGCCCCGCGACACCTTCATCAAATCCAAATTTTGAAAAAAGACGAAACGCCGCAGCCAGGCGCTGTTTGCAATGAAGTCGGTGGTCTTGGGGATTTGAAAACACCGGCGGGGTTGGTAAATCTAATGCCATTTTACGTTGATCCATAATTATTTTCTTTTATTGTGATGGGTTTGAGAGGCAGCTTCTCTGTACTTCGTTTAACATCATATAACGTTCACGCTGTCCGTGATGAATATTATAAATCAAATCGGCAATATTCCGAGTGATACGCATGAATTCTGGATTACAATGATGTGGGAATGTTTGTACAAATGTTTTCTTTGTATAGTCCCAGTCATTATCCCGCATGATAAATGCATAATGTGTGAGTTCGTGTCCTAGGCCCCAATCTATCATCTCATAACCATAATGTTTCAGTGTTTCGGGAGAGATGATAATTTGCATATCATAGTCAGAGTTATCTAGTATAGGAAATTGAAACATCATTCTTACTCCAGGGGGCAGCGTTTCAACGGTGATTGGTGGCATGGGTAAATCTACAGGAGCGCCCACACGCTGTTTGATAAATTTCCACTCTAGTTCAATCACTGGCCAATCTAAATCCGATAATATCGGTTGGACGTTGGCTATGGAGCTAGTTAGGCAGAATAGGAACGCCATTGCTATGTATTTCATAGTGGCTCCTTTTAATATAGTATTTATTTAAATTTGCTTGGCAAAGTGTCCTTAGGACCAGTTTTCTTTGCTTCATCCATCATTTTTTCTGTTGCTGGGCTAGTTCTGTGGGGTACACTGTGATGTTTTTGTGATGGGGGATATTTCGGGGGACTGTGTTTAAACCAACTCATGTTATTCTCCTTCTTTTTTTTCGTTTGATTTTGTTGTTCCGTATTGTATTTGTCGTTGCTTTGCTATTACCATTCTCATACATTGAGTCCTACGTTCATAACTCTTAATCTTATCACAAAATGTAGCACTACCTGCATAACTTGCTAGACAGTAGTTTTTGTCATCCTGTACATTCATTTTGGAACAATCATTCATGTCACTGTTGACTGACACTGACACAAACAATAATGATAATATGATAATATTTCGCATATAGAAAAGCCCCTTACGGGGCGATATCATTCTTGCATTTTTCTCTGAATATAACTGTCAATTTTTGACTTTGCATCATCTAACGAATTTGCATATATTTTAAAAATACCTTTATTTTTATTAATAGTTACATCGTATGGTATAATACCGTTAAAATTAAATCCTTCAGGAACTTCTACTTCTACTTCAAATTGTCTCAGATTTTTAATTCTCTCTAACAATTTTGTCACTAATTCAGCCATAAATTTCTCCTATATTTTATAGTGTACTATATCTCTTAGTTATTTATTCTAAATATTTACATGAGTAAATCTTTATTAGACGAACTACGTGAACACTTAGAGGGTATTGAAAACTATTGGCTAGCATTAGCTATAATTATGTTATTCTCTTTATTTGCATCAGTATTAACATTATTTGGTGTGTACTTTTATACTCGTCTTTAATGTTTTCTAGGATGGTTTATAAACCATCTCTCTAATTCTTCCAAATTTAAATCACCATCAAAGTGTTTCTTAAATCCCTTATAGAATCTTATCTTTTCTGGATCTCCGTTGAATCGTTCCATGATTTGATCTTCTTCTAACTGCTCCCGTTGAAACTCTGGTAATATTTCTTTATAGCTGTAATATCCAAATAAAATAAAACAAGCAAGCACTGATGTTATGAAAATGAAGGCATATATATAGTCGTGGAAAATAATTAAAATTATAGGTACTAAAAAGACACCAAGAATTGATAGCAAAATTAACGATAGTGTTTTAGTTACTGGATTCATTTTCTGTTTTCTTTCTCTCTTTCTCTGCTAAAAATTCTTCATATTCTTTTAATTTTTTCTGTCGTTCAAACCATTCCTGTTTCCTCAATTCGGCTAGGCGAGTTTGATATGGTTTATTTTTTATGTCATATCCCCATCTTGTTTGAGCATCATGTGCTATCCACATCATTAACCCACCTATGACTAACATTACAATAATAACACCCACACCAAACATAAACTCAAATTGATACTTAGCCATTCTTTGTTTGCGTCTTAATGCTTGTGCCGCCTCTGCTCGCATTTGTTTTGCAACAAGAATTTTTTGTTCAGTACCCATTTCTTTAGTCATTAAGTCTACTTCGGTGTACAATGCACCCAGTTCAGGTGGTGATTGGTAGATCATGAGTTCACGCAATTCTTTACCCATTTGTTCTAATTGCTTTTTCATTAGAACACGTTTTAATGCACGTTTAGCTAAACTATCACCACCACTATATACTTCTGTCTTACTGCGCTTTTCTTCTTCTTCAAGTACTGCTAGACATTTGAAATAGTTATCGTAGTAAGCGCCCAGACTGTCTCCAATTTCTGTATAGATATTGGTGCTTTCCTCACTACGTTTGTTTAGTTCTTTTACGCGGGTTTTTTCTTCTGCTAACTGCTTAACCGCGGCAGGTGGAACAGGTTTTCCCTCATACTTTTTATGAAACTGGTCATCTAAATCTTTTAGTACGCCCTTTACATCACCTGTCGCACTCTTAATGTCTTTATAAAGTTGGCACCCCTTCTTAACGGCTTGTACTGCGCCGTTTGCTAAGGCAAAGAGGGTAAACGGATCCATAGCGGTCCTTTAGGTGTTAAGGCATAACCGAATCAAATTAGATAGGTAACCAAAGCCAAAGTGCTTGGCTCATTAGTATCATTGCTACACCACCTACATATAAACTTGCTGTATATAGACGATTGTTAACTGATAAGATACTTGCTGATAAAAGAACAATAGCAATTTGAAATAAGCTACCTGCAAATGTATACCATGGACTACGTAGTTTAGCCACTGCACGTTCATCTTCTAATTTACGTGCTTTAGCCATTAACTCTTTTTTACCTTCACCAGATTCTGGATCAGATTCGTAACGGTCAATTTTAGCCTGTAGTCGTGCAACTTTTTCCTTGTCACCTCTAGCTAAGGCATCATCACGTGCCATTTCTGCTAATGTACCCTTGATACTTTTAGCTTGATAGAAGCTCCAAGTATTGTTAGCATCAATAGTATTGTTCAATACTTTACCACTATTACTACCACCTATATAGGTATTGATAGCAAGTAGTGCCGCAAATACGACAATAACCCATCCTGCTTTATCCTTGATTAATGCCTCACGCTCTGAACGAGATAGAGGTTTTGCTTCTTGTTTTACTTCTGCCATTTTAGTCTCCCTTATGTTATAATTATTATATTAGTATTTATTGTTTTTTTGCCCAAAATCTTTGACAATCATGTGCAAAGTATGATACTATTATATTATGAAATTAAACATGCCACATTTATACCTAGACATGGACGGTGTCCAAGCAGACTTATTCACCGAAGTAGCACATAGATGCGGAGTCAAACATTGGGATGATATACCAGATCATGATGAAGTTTTTAACAAACTAAGTTTACAAGGCCCAGAGGTTGCCTATGAATTATTTCGTGTATTGAAACCATTATCCGGTGGACAAGTTATTGTCAACTGGCTACATGATAGCAAAATACCGTTCACTGTATTAAGTGCCCCATTACGCAATGAAGGTGATGCAAGTGTTAGGGCAAAACGTGATTGGCTAGATGAGTTTAATCCCGGAACCAGTCAAAATGCTATCTTTACTAAACGCAAATTCAAATATGCAATATCAGATGGACAACCTAATGTACTAGTAGATGACTTTAACTATTATCTAAACAGTTGGGCAGAAGCCGGTGGTATTGCAGTCAAGCATAGTGATGCAACTACTGAACATACCATAATGCAGTTGAACAAAATCTATAAGCCTTATCTAAATAACTAAATATTAGATGAGCAAAAAACTGCCTGAAGGAAAGATCCAAAGTTACGAGGTCATATCTCACAAAGATGAGAATGGTGACATGTTGATGCCTATACCAAAATCTTTATTGAAAGAATTAGGTTGGAAACCCGGTGACAACATTGAATTTGGACTTGATACTAAAGGTCAGTTTATTTTAACGAGAAAAGAAGAATGAGTTACGTTTACACTAGTCCCGGGATGACCCCAACCGCAGTACCAACAATAACCGTTTCTACCGTTTCACCCAACACAGTTACTTATCCTAATCAAATAAATTGGGGTACCATGTCTACCGGTGGTAATGGTAGTACTGGTACTTACACCATTGCAACTGATCCCAATCTTAAAGGTGCATCATTACAAATTAAAGGTAATGCAGAGTTTGAAGGTGATGTTACTTTTGAGGGTGACGTTGCTATTAAAGGTAAGTCAATCAAAGAGTCACTATTAGCTATTGAGGAACGGTTAGCCATACTACACCCAAATATAGAACTAGAGAAGAAATGGAACAACTTGCGAGAACTACGTAAACAATACATGGAACTTGAAGCCGAAATTATAGAAAAAGAGAAGATGTGGGCTATACTGAAAAAGTAGTACTTGACAGTAATTGGGCTTTAGTCTATAATATGTACATGTTCAACACTATGACTCACACATTATGACTATGCATCTTGAGGGCCCATGGCTCAGTCTTGGCGGCAAACGTAAAGGCAAGGTTAAGTTCCGCAATGCTGAACAAGCAAAGAAAGCAAGAGAATTGGAAGAATCTTGGAAAGAAATGCTGAAACGCCAAGGCGTTGAAGCCGAAGAAAAGAAACGTGCTAAGGCACTTAAGGCTCCTACACTTACATATAAATTGTCTGCACCTCCAGGACGTGAGACACAAAAAATCAAAAGTCTAAGCACACCCGGTGGTTCTACTGCCGCTGTTCACAAAGTGTACACTGGTGACAAAATCATTGGTATCGCTACTATGCACAAATCAAATGCTGTGCCTGTGTTTAGCAATGAACAAGCGGTAGAAATTTCAAGGATGCGCCGTGGCTAGATGCACCTACTACGGCGTCAAAGGCGACTATGCGTGGAAATTGGCATTGGACAATAAATTGCGCTCGACCAATATCAACCACATTCCCCGACTCATGCGTGAAAGCGATCAAGTGTGGTATCAAGGTCCTCGTGGCGGTGTGCAGTTGGCCAAGGGTGCATACTGGAACTACTGGGCCACCTATCTGCGCCAGGATTCAGAAAAAATGAAAGAATTCATATGGATCAAGTTAAAAGCAAAGGAGTTGCGATTTTAAATGGCAAAAGAAGAGGGTATTAAAATGGACGGCAAGGTAGTAGATGTACTACCTAATGCCGTTTTTAAAGTAGTAATGGAAGCTGGTCCTATCATAACAGGATACATCAGCGGCCGCATGCGTAAGCATGATATTAAAATTTTATTGGGTGATACTGTTGAAGTTGAATTCAGCCCATATGATTTGACTAAAGGTCGTATAACCCGTAGACGGTAAGTTGTAACAGTATTGTCACATATATCCCAATAAATATGGGTATATGCAAAAAACTTACCGCAGTATTTTCATTAGCGATGTACACTTAGGTACAAAAGATTGTCAAGCAGGAAAATTAAACAATTTCCTCAAGCACAATTCGTGCGATACCCTATATCTTGTGGGTGATATAATTGATGCATGGAAAATACAACAAAACAAATGGCGTTGGAAACAATCACACACCAACGTAGTACGCAGAGTATTAGGTCATGCCAAGCGTGGCACTAAAGTAATATTCATTGCAGGCAATCACGATGAATTCTTAAGACCAATGATACCCTATGGTTTCAGTTTTGGCTTAATAGAAATACACAATCAAATAGAGCATATAGGTGCAGACGGTAAACATTATCTTGTCACTCACGGAGACATGTTTGATGGCCTTACAAGACTAGCACCCTGGTTATCATTCTTAGGAGACAAAGCATATGATTTCATTCTTAGCCTCAATAGCAAACTTGCTTGGATTCGTCGCCGTATGGGTTTTGGGTACTTTAGCCTTAGCCGTTTTCTTAAGCACAGGGTCAAAAAAGCAGTAGATTTTATTTTTAAGTTTGAAGAAAACTTAGCTAAGTATTGCAAGAAGCGTGGATTTGATGGAGTGATATGCGGTCACATACATCACGCAGAAATAAAAGATATAGATGGTGTAACTTATATGAATGACGGTGATTGGGTAGAGAGTTGTACTGCGCTAGTAGAACATCATGATGGTCGTTGGGAAATAATAACTTGGACACAGGAGAGTGACAATGTGGATAATGATATTGATAGCAGTACACGTGAACAACCCACAGGATCAACCAGGAAGAATAGAACTGACATTCAACGACCAAAAGAGTTGCGAACAAGCGTTGTTGACAATGAAGTACGAATTAAAATTTAAGAGTTTTAAGGTAGAAGGAAAATGTCAGAAACAATACTAAGTGAAAAAATTACAATCGTTGTGCCATGTAAGAATGAAGAAAATTACATCGCACATCTACTGATGCATCTACGCAATCAACTGATAGGTAGTACCAAAATCATTATTGCAGATTGTTCTACTGACAATACCCGTGAAGTTATTCAAGCAACAAAGGGTAGATTAAATGTAGAAATCATTGACGGTGGACCTGTTAGCATTGCAAAGAATCGTGGTGCTAAATTAGTAACTACTCCCTACATTCTATTCATTGACGCTGATGTTCGTTTCTTTAAAGAGACAGTTATCCGTGATTCAGTCAATGAGATGGAGTCAAAGAACTTAGATTTAATCGGACTAAACATCAAATGCTATGACCATGACAAACGTACTAGTATTGGATTTGCTGTTTTCAACGGAATCAACCGTATATTAAAACACTTTAGTCCATTTGCTGTGGGTGCTTTCATGCTAACACGCAGAGATAGATTTGAAGAATTCGGGGGATTCCCTGAAAAGATGTCAACATCCGAAGACTATTTCCTATCCAGAAAGTACAGCCCCAAAAAGTTTAGAATTATTAAACATCATTTTGGTCAAGATAGTCGCAGATTTAAGAAGATGGGTTATTTTGGAATGGCTACATATCTTGTTAAGAACTTTGTTAACCGAAACAATAAGAAATACTGGGATAGTTTAGACTCATCTAAGTATTGGAGCTAATGTAAGTTGCGATAAATACTCTACTATGTACGATATTGTAGAGAAAATCAGTGAATCCAGAACAAAAAAATTAGAGATAGTCAAGCTATCCTATGACCTTTCCGACCTCAATCCAGTATTAAGCAAAAAGACAATGGATTATCACTATGGGGATTTAGCCCATGGATATGCATCCCGATACAACAAGGGTGAGGGTGACAAAGATTTCAATTATGCGGGTGCTTTCCTGCACAACATTTATTTTCCGCAGTTTCGCAAAATACAAGAAGATAACACTCCTAACGGTCCTGTACTAGGAATCATTAAGCGTAAGTACGATTGGTGGAGAGATTTTAAAGAACAATTCAAACAAGAAGCCATGAAGATACAGGGTAGTGGTTGGATTTATATGAGTTATACAGGTGAGATAAAGACTATTGTTAACCACGAGGTTCGTGAAGATATTCTTATTCTAGTTGACTGGTGGGAACATGCTTGGGCCTTAGACTATCAAGCAGATAAAAAAGGTTACTTAGAAAACATTTGGAAGATAATGAACTGGAGTCACATCAATACCCGCTGGGGGAAGAATTTATGAGAGCCACTGAATTTATAACTGAATCTAAAACTGTAGAGTACGAAGGCTTAACACTAAAAATAAGTAAACAAGGTCATGAGTTAATAGTCAATGCCCTTGATGATTGGGGTAATAAAGTATTAGGCCATGTAAGATTCAACATAGGTGATGGTAAAGAATTAGACCCACAAGACCTTAAAGTTGATGATAAGTATCAAGGTCAAGGCATCGCTAAAGTCATGTATGATTATGTTAAAAGTCTTGGCTATACGATTGCTAGAAGTTATGACCAAACTGATGCCGGTGCAGGCTTTTGGAACAAGCATCGCGGAGAAGATGTTCGTATTTGGGAAGCCCGAGCCGGTGGAAAACTGAATAGAAAATACGATTCGGCCCGTCGAGAAGTTAAAAGCATTTTGAACAGCCCATACATAAACTTAAAAGAGTGGGGTCTGAGCATGACTATGTTGCCCAAACTAGGTATTAATCCTGGCAAGGGCATCAGCGAGGATACTCCCAAGGGCATTTACTTTTATCCATTAGCGTATGTCAATGATTGGGTCAATGGTTCTGAGGAGTTACCATGGGGTAATGATTTCCCATACATACAAGTGTTTCAATACGATACTAGTCATCGAATGACACCGGACACAAAAGTTGATCCTGAGAGATTAAAGGCAACACTGCGTCAATATTGTCCTGAAGAAGTTATCAATCAATTAATAGAAGAAGGCACATACAACAATGATCCTTATTGGTTTATTTATAATTGCCTAATTCAAGTAAGCAAGAATGATGAATCTACTATTATTCGTTGGAATAAAATATTAAGAGACTTGGGCTTTACTAGTGTTTATGACTATGGCAAGGGCTGGATAGCACACAACGAACCAGAGCAAGGTATTATCTTAGATCCAAGAATCATCAAGCAGGTTCAAACTTTTAACAACTACACACGTAAGCAAGGTGTAGCGGAGGGCAAGGTCAAACTCTACACAGATCCTGGCTATTTTGGGGCAGAAGTAGATGACACAGGGTTTGATGGCCTACCAGTAGTCAACATACCCACTAATCAACTTGTGGGATTTGAACCAGATTCAAAGATGAATCAACCAAAAAGCCGAGCCAATGTTGAAAAAATAGTAGCAGGATTGAAACAAGGTGACAAGTTGCCACCATTGTTGGTTCGCAAATATAAAAATGGATATCAAGTATTAGATGGTCATCATAGATTCTGGGCCTATAAATTGTCGGGTACAAAATCTATTCCATCACGAATTGTACCTGATAAAGATATAGAAGAAATCAGTAAACAAGGTGTGGTAGAAAGTGTCAATGACTATCTATGGCACGGGTCTAGGTATAGAAATGAGGTACTAGTACCGCGTCAGGCTAATGATACCGGTGGTAAAGAAGAAAGTAATAAAAATGCTATATATGCTACTCCTAGTGCAAAAGTTGCTATAGCAATGGGGCTAACTACTCCTGGATCAGATACCGGAATGTTTCCAAACGATCCACAAATGGTACTATTCAAAGGCGGTATTAGAAAAGGTGAAATGGTTTACTTGCACAAGGTACCTAAAGATTTATTCATAAAACACAACAGCAGAGAATGGTATAGTAAACCCGATGTAAAAGAAATTACACCTATAGAAGTAGTAACAGTTCCTGTAGACAAATGGTTAAGTTTGATTAGAACTGCTACCCCTAAAGATTTAGAATTACAGAAAAAAAACATGAAGAAGCAAGGTGTAGCGGAAGGCTTAGATGATAATAGAGTTAGTTTCAAGGTACAAAAAGGTAAAAACAAATTTGCAACTACTTTAAGTGTTGGTGGCGACCCAGTAGGAGTATACCAATATGATGCTGATACAGGTCGTAGCATAGCCGAGATTTATCCAGAATTCAAAGGCAAAGGATTAGGTAAATTATTGGTTTTACATGCTATCTATACCGCGGCTAATTTGGGATTAGATTTCCAAGAAGATGAATCAAGAACCTCAGAGTATGATAATGTATTAGATAGTTTGAGTAGTAACGGTTATATTGTAGATGACGATGGATATTGGTATGTAACCGGTCAAGGTGAACAATATCTACAACAATCATTAAAACAAGGTGTGGCGGAAGGTGATGACAAATTAAAAGATCCAATAGCAAATGCAATATTAGATTTCTATCAACATGCCGGACATATTAGCAAAGACCCAATTGATAACTATGTTGGTACTGCAAAAGAATTGCTAAGTCAGGTCAGTGATCCTACAGTCAAATCAAAGATACTAGATATTTTCAAACAAGCAAAACAAAGCCCATATGTTCAAGGTGGAGTTGTTACAACTATTGGTGCATTACTTGCCGGTGGAGTATTAAGTTCAGCACAGAAAATGGGATTGAGTCCAGCGCAAACTAACTTAGTGTTACAAGCGATACTAAATACAGTTATACCTACTGTGGTGTCCAGGATCAATGGAAAGAGTTGGAGTGACACAGTTAAGTACACACTAGCAAGTGCAGGCATTGGTACTGGCATTGCTGGTATGATGGAGGAATAATGGCATATTCAGAAAAAGTAATTGACCAAATAGTAAAAGAACACAATGTTGTGTTGTTTATGAAGGGGACCGCACAATTTCCCATGTGTGGATTTTCGGGCAAAGCTATACAACTGCTGAATGAATGCGATTCAGACTTTGATGTATTCACTGTAAATGTGCTTGATGATAATGACATTCGACAAAGTATCAAAGAATACAGTAATTGGCCGACCATTCCTCAATTGTATGTCAATGGTGAGTTCATCGGCGGATCTGACATCTTGATCGAAATGCACGAATCAGGTGAATTACAACAATTATTAAAAAACAAGGAGTCATAATTTATGGCATATTCAGAAAAAGTAATTGACCACTACGCAGTTATGATAGAATAATAATGCACACAACCGGGTGCACCTAGATAAATACTTGTATGAAAAACAAATATGGTCTAAGTAAGGTGTGCTTTTTTTGTGAATCTAGTTTTATAACTAAACCTAGATTTATAGATTACTGTTCACAAAAATGTAAAAATCCTCTTAACAGGGGAGAATATGATCCCTGGAATAAAGGTATCAAACTTACAGATGAACAAAAAGCAAAACAAAATACAGACGGGCTCAAAAAAGGATGGGGATGGAACAAGGGCGGAACTAATGAAGCGGCACGCCAGCGTATGCTAGTCAATAATCCAAATAAAGATGGAAGGTTAAACAATCTTAGACCAAAAAATCCAATTACAGAACCCCTTAAAATATATCGTAGTAAGGTTAGGTACCATACATATAGAACTCTTAAAGAAATGAGAGCAAACGGTGAGTGGGTTCCAAAAACTGGTAAGTATAAAGACAGTTGGCAAATTGACCATATTATTCCACACAAACAAGGTTTTGAATTAAGAATAGATCCTTCAGTACTTGGTGGAAAAAAGAATATACAATTTATTAAAGGCGAAGAAAACAGAAAAAAATGGGATAGTTATCAACCCATTGAAATAGTAGAGTCTATTACAGGAGGTAATTATGTATAGTGCAAAAGTGTTAGATCATTATGAGAACCCTAGGAACGCAGGAAGTTTTTCCAAAGATGAAGAAAATATAGGTACGGGATTAGTAGGAGCCCCGGCGTGTGGTGACCTAATGAAACTACAAATAAGAGTAGAGAATGGCATTATTACAGATGCACGTTTTAAAACGTATGGATGTGGATCGGCAATTGCAAGTAGTTCTCTAGTCACAGAGTGGGTTAAAGGCAAGACATTAGACGAGGCAGCAACTATTAAAAATTCAGAAATTGCTGAGGAACTTGCATTACCCCCAGTTAAGATACATTGTAGTATCTTAGCAGAAGATGCTATCAAAGCCGCAGTAGAAGATTATAAAAAGAAACATGATATCATTATCTGACAAAGCAAAAACAAAAATAGAAACTCTATTAAAGAGTTCTCAACATGTTGGGATTCGTATAGGGGTGAAAACAACTGGTTGTAGTGGATTAGCATATGTATTAGAATATGTAAAAGAATATGTTAGTGATCCTACTACTATCAATTACGCTCAACCTAACTTTTGTGTATTAGTAGATAAAAAGCATAATGTATATTTAGAAGGTCTTACGATGGATTATGTCCGTAATGGACTAAATGAGGGGTTTGAGTTTAGCAACCCGAATGAACGTGACCGCTGTGGATGCGGAGAAAGTTTTAGAGTATGATAACAATTACAGAATCAGCAAGTATCAAAATAGCAGATATTATTGCGGAAGAAAACAACCCTGACTTAAAGTTACGTATGTTTGTCCAGGGCGGGGGATGCTCAGGATTCAGCTATGGATTTACGTTAGAGGAGATAAAAAATGAAGATGACTTTGAATTTGAAGCTGGTGCCACAAGTGTCCTGGTCGATGCAATGTCGGCTCAATATCTTCAAGGGGCTGAGGTTGATTACGTAGAAGACTTAATGGGGGCAGAATTCAAGATAAAGAACCCCACAGCTACTAGTACTTGCGGATGCGGGAGTTCCTTTTCGGTTTAAGATAAATACTAGACAAGGATTATCATGGCAATTTTAGGACAAGCAAACATATTAGTAGGAGTAGAAAATCAAGCTACTGGTAGTGATAGCATCTACACCGCATTCAATAAAGTAGTTGACAACTTTGACACGTTATTCACCTATTCCAGCCCGTTCAATACATTTAATAGTGGTAACGGGATCACAGCAACCCCATTTAGTAGCAACGGATCAGTATTCTTTGAAAACACAGGAGTAACTAGTTTAATTGCCGGTACTGGAATCACTATATCATCTCAAACAGGAGAAATTGTTATTTCTTCTGCCGGTGGGGAGGGAATGTCAGGTGTCACTAGTGTTGGAATATCAAGTATTTCGTTAGATGTAAGTGATTCTCCTATCGTCAGTTCAGGATTAATTAGAGTAGAATTACCTACAATTGAAACAGGCCTTGGATTTGAACCGGGTGACTATATTACACCCGCACTTACCGTAGATGCATACGGTCGTATTACTAGTATTTCTAATACCTCTACGTCAGGTACAGTAACCAGCATAGCACTAGATACAGTTGGTGATGGCATTGGCATAACCGGAGGTCCGATAACAGATAATGGAACGATTGTTATTACTAACACAGGCGTTACCAGAATAAATGCAGGAAATGGAATTGAATTAAGTGGTAGTACCGGAAACGTGACTATCAATTCTACACTTAGAGGTGTTGGTGTTGTTAGTAGAGTAGATGTTGATAGTACTACACTGACAGTACTGAACAGTCCAATAACATCATCAGGAACAATTACAGTTGATATTCCAGATGACATCTCGTTAGCTGGAAATCTTATTGCAAATACTATCACTAGCAACTCCACAGCAACAATTACAGGTAATATTACTGTGGGTAATATTACCTCTACTGGTACAATTACTTCATTAGGTGGAAATATTTTATTAGGAGCTAATCTAGTAATTACTACCTTAAGTGGCACGGGCGGACCATCTAATATTCTTACTATTGGGTTTACTACTCAACCAAGAATACCGTTTGTACCAGGTGCTATCATTACCATTACCGGAACAACACCAACTACTTACAATGGATCTTACACAGTAATCACAGGTACTACAAGTGCAGTAACTGTGACTAGTTCAGTATCAACAGCAGTAGTTACAAAAGGTAGAATCATTGGTGGAGGTGATATAATTAGTAATGGATTTGTTACGGTATCTGCTAACATTACTAGTGCAAACGTGATAGCTACTACAGCATTGCAGGCACCCAAAGTTAATATTACAGGTAATGTATCATCCTCTGCATGGGGTACAAGTGGAATAGGTTTAGTTGTGTCAGCAAATACATATACTGATGCCTCTACTGCAGGTTCAGGCACAGTCGCAAGTGCTTCAATCAACGTGATAAATATACCAACTATTACAGCAAGTAATCTTGCAGTAACCGTCACTAAAGCATCGTCATTATATATTGCAGGTGCACCTGCTGCCGGTGCTAATATTACATTAACCAATTCATATGCATTGCAAGTGGCTGCTGGGCCTGTACAGATTGATACATCTACTGCCGCAACATCAGCCACGACCGGCGCACTAAGAGTTGCCGGTGGTGTAGGTATCAGTGGTGCTTTATATGCAGGAGGCGGAATAGCTAGTGCAAACACTACATCCGGTTCTCTAGTGGTTACCGGTGGACTAGGTGTTAGTGGTGATACATATCACGGTGGTAGTGTCCTTATTTCAGGAACAGGCGGGCTAGGGTACGGAACTGGATCTGGTGGAACAGTTACGCAAGCTACAAGCCGAACAACCGGTGTAACTATTAATAAAACAAACGGTGCTATTGTTCTTATTTCCGGAGCAGGTTCTACCGGGTGGCAATCATTCACTGTGACTAATAGTGCAGTGGTAGCTACTGATGTAGTTCATGTTTCTCAAAAATCAGGTACGGATCTTTATCAAATATTTGTTACTGCTATAGCAGCCGGTAGCTTTCGAATAACATATGCAACTACTGCAGGCTCAACTACTGAGCAACCGGTATTTAATTTCGCTGTCGTAAAAGCAGTAACAGCATAAAAAAAGCCCCTTAAGGGGCTTTTTTGTTATATAAAATTCTTTATATCTAGCTTGGATAGCATGTGGTCTGTGTATTTTGAATGACACATTGTAATGATATCTTCATAGGGCCATTCTAAATAAAACGGACATCCGGTTCGCCACTTGCTATTTGTTCTAAAATAAGCCAACTCATACAAGTCTGCTTTATTTGAAGGATCAAACTTACGGCGCTTAAGTGATATCTCACTTAATGTTGTCCAATTATCGTATGCTGGCATTTATCAATCACGTTCCATTTTGCTGGCTTCTACTATGACTGCATTTACTTCTTCCAAAGTAGGGCACATAATCTTAGCAGATTTCCAATCATCATCATGGTCACGACCGGACACTTCAACCATGTAGCCGTTATCATAAAAATAAACAGTTACACTGTCACCGGCTTTTTTCAATTTATCACTTAATTTCATTTTGTTTCCTTATTGTAAATGGGTATAGGCGCCGTAGCGCCTTTTGTTATTAAACGGTTGCGACACCGACTTCTGCCAACAGTTGTTCAGCAGACACTTCTTTCTTACCACGAGCCTTGATGTTAGCAAGACTAGGCTTTGCGGCTTTAGTAGTACGCACTTTAACAGTGCCCTTGCTTGCCTCTTTAACACGATCAGCCAATGCATCACTGATTGTTGCTTGATCACCAGCAGATTGGAAATCTGCATGAGCGGTCAAATAATTGAGTGCCTCAACCTTAGTCATCTCAGAGGGCAACTCAATCAGGTCGATACGTGTAGCACCGCCCTTAGAGAATTGTTTGACACGGCGAACCATGTCATCTGTAAAACGGACCTTAGCGTTACCGTTGTGAATTGTAATACCTGCAACTTTAAAAGTTTGATTAGCCATTTGTATTCCTTTAAAAAATATAGCTAGTTGAAAAAATATGCTTTTCAGCACAGTTATAATGATAACACAAAGGGTTATTAATGTCAACCATTTGTGTTACCAAAATCTTTTTAATTAACCCACAATGTAGGGCTTGTTCCATTTGCCGATGTGTACTTCAACATACCAACCTACGTTAAAATAGTCGGATTGGATATCGCTCTTGTCCCAATTACCATCGTTCATTGCTTCCATTACTTCGGTCAAGAATGCCTTAGCATCACCGTCATAGTGTTCATGGAACCAGTAAGGATTGATAGAATCGTAAGCATTTGTGTTAGGCTTGAAACCTTGTGCAACCTGATAAAAATTATTACCGCACACACGATTAGAGTTTGCGATAAAGTCAATTTTACCTGACTTTAAGGTCAATGACAATGTAGAATGATGACGGACACTCAGTGAACCCTTGATACCATACTTGTTAAGAATGGATTTAACTTTAGGGGCGATTTCTGATTTACGTTCCTGAGACATATAAGCCATTTGTTACTCCTTGTTTCGACTGTTTAAGATTCTATTATATACCCAAATCCATTTACTGTCAACCGTTTTACTGTTCCATCGGATCATTAAGAATATATTCGGAAATATATTCTACTACAAAAGTTTTACCTTTGTGCAATTTGAGATATTCACCTAGGGACTCTGCACTGCGAAAAATATAACTGTTAATGCGAAACATATACACTCCTTTAATCAATCAATAAAAGTATTATATACCCGAATCCATTTATTGTCAAATTTTGGCTAATTTCTTTTTAGTGTGTCAGAGTTCTAGGCCTATATCAGAATCGGTCCTAGAGCACCTGACACACAAATGAATACTCAAGTATTCATTTTTATTAAGAAGTTATATATAAAAAAACCCTACAAGGTTAATACTTTACTTTTAGTTTCAAAAAGCATCGTACATGCGGTACATGGTCTTTTCAACTCTTGTCAGTACAACAGTGGTACCGTTGTCTTTGAAAGTGAATTCACCTTTACGACCATCAACGTGAATCAATGCATCAGGCTTGAAGGTCTTCCAAATGTACTCACTATCCTTATCCTCAGGGTCACTGTCAAATTCAACTTCAACACCTTTTGGTTGCAGGGGATTACCTTGAAACTTGCCATCACGGTTACCACTTTTAACTTCTTTACCGTTGTGTACAATTTTCAGTGTGTACTCGGTACCGTTATCAAACTCAGGTTTAGCGTTAAGCATTTCTAGCGCCTCTTGCGGAGATTCGTTATAGCGGTTCATTTCTTCAACAATTGACTTCAACATATCAAAATTGAATTCAGCAAACAAGCTACCAATATTTACCATGCTATCAACATTTTTGAGGCTTGCATCCTTAAGATTGTCATAACAGTATTCACGGATGAATGGCTCATCCAATCCTTTGAAGTCTAGCATGTAGTAGATACGACCTGGACGATTACGCATGTGTGAATCAACACGCCACTTATCGTTACAGGTAATCATAAACAATTTCTTAGTTGGAAAGACACCATCCAACAATGTTAGAATTGATTCTTGTTGGTCTTTATCATACGTCTTTTCAAACTCATCAAATAGAATAGCACAAGGCTGTTCAATGTTTTGAATGAATGTATTAAACTTATCACCGCACCAAGGCTGATTGATAACGATTGTAGGGATTCCTTGCTTAGCCAATTGAATAGCAACATTCTTAGTAAGCAATGTTTTACCACTACCTTTTTCACCAGTCATCATTACACCGGTTGCGTTATCACGATCCATAAAGGTACGGATAATCTTGTCAGTGTTCTTAAGACAATTTCCGTAGATTTTACCTGGAATAGCAAAGCCATCAATATGTTCTAGGTACAACTCACCTGACATTTCATTAATTTTAACAACATAATTACCTGCAGGCAACATACGATGAATGTCCATTGCCTCATCACTGGCTACACGGTAGGTATTACCAGTCTTCAAAAAATAACTCATTTCAATCCTTTAAAAAAAATTGTTCTATATTTGTTAACACTGACATTGTATTCAATACAAAACATACTCCGGCTGCATACCAGGAAAAAGAATATTTTTCAGAATCAATAATCCACTTAGCCGCCCAAATTGCAAATATTAGGTTAAGTATTATCATATTATGAATTCAGTGTAGCAAATGGACTCATATCTTCTTCATTCGGTTCTATCTGCTCAAGTGTATCATACACCCACACGATAGGGATATCAAGAATTTTGGCAATTGTCGCAGGATGAACACCATCCTCGATCATCATTTCAATATCCAGCATTACATTAGTCATTTTGCTCATTTTCTAACTCCTCAAGTCTATACTCTGCTAATTCATCAATCATGGTATCAATTAACACAAGGTGATCTTGTACAAAATTCATATCACCCAATGTATCAATCATTAGTTCTTTGGCTTCTTCTAATCTTTCGATTGCCAATTTCATTTTTTCTGCATTAGTCATTTTGAATTACTCACTGTAGTTTTAAACAAAAATCCAAACAACACCGTAATGCCCCACGCCTGCAGCCAGGACACTTCACTAACCCCTGCAACGGCTCCAACCAAGCAACCATTCCAAAGCATGTACACCGGCCAACTTAGTAAGAAACTAAGTAACAATAGTCCTGCAATAGCAATGACAATTGCCCCAATCATAACAGCAATTTTTTCCATGATTATTACTCCGAAAATTCGTACATGTATTGAGCAACGCTAGGATCCAACTTGATGAGGTCTTTAGCGGCACCAGTCAATGCACGATAACGGGCTTGCACTTGACTACGGGGCAGTTCGCCGTCACAGGAAAGATTCTCAGGGCTCAGTGCGGCATCAATACTTTGTGCAACACGTTTGCGACCCTCAGCCGTTTTAACTTCGTAGACCACAACGTTACCACTGAACAATGAATTCCAGCTGTTTTGCTGGGAGATGTATGCGTTAAGTGCTTTCATTTTTGATTCCTTTAATCAACTGTTTAAGATTATATTATATACCCGAATTGATTTATTGTCAAGCCTGGTATGTAAAATAACTACGGATTTTGCTTTGGCGATTGGTGTGACTTTCGTTGAATTTTACTTCATAGCCTCGCTCACGGAGAGCAGTCATCAACACTGACAAGTCACAGTCCTCTTCCAGGAATGCATTCTCACCCTTTTGATAACTGTATGTAGAGATTTTGTCGGCGATACCAAGTGACACCAACTTGGACTTTGCAATACGTGCCCAAGCATGACCAGGATCTGCAAAAACTTTGATGGAGATTTTTTTAGTCATGTTTGTTCCTTAGATGTAAAAACATTCACCACGCTTGTCGGCACCGATAGCATCATAGACACATTCACGAACCATAGTGTCCATTGCCTCACCGAACATGTCAGGATTAGAATCGGCCAAGTCACGCAATGCCTTGAAAGTCTGTTTCCATGACAGATTTTGACTTTTGGCAGTTGTCACAATACCGTGAACAGCCATGTTACCTTCATCAGAGTACATAGCATAAGTGATATCAAGTGTGATTTTAGTCATTTCGTTTCCTTTTCTTTACTGTCTAAGATTCTATTATATACCCAAAGCCATTTATTGTCAACTTTGGGTATGTTGTTTTTAAGCAACTTCCAACATGCTAGCTGGGACTCTCCAGGTCGTGCCAATCAAGCTACTTGACTTTTGCTCACTCACCAGGATGTACTTTTGATTTACTTTTTTCACAGTACCGGTCACAATCATACCATTGCGACTATTTTTGAATTTGACAACAGTACCAACGTTCATGGCACGTTTGTTCTGCTTTGCAATGCTAGCACGGGCAAACTTGATGGCATCACCAATGCTATTCAGTTCATCATTGGTAAAGTTACCGAACATGATAGCAGAATTAACTTGCTGAATTGCTGAGAATTTTTCCATTTGTCTTTCCTTTGAGTTAATCAATCAATACACGTAGTATATCAAACTTTGGATTTATTGTCAACCAAAACTTGGTCTGTGACAATGATTCCACCGTAAGCATTTTGATAAGTTTCCGCAACTGCACGGATGAAGAAAGTGAGTACTTTACCGTTACCTGCAATCAAAGTGAATTTCATATCGATTCCTTACTGTTGATACAAGTATTATATACCCGAAATGATTTACTGTCAACTGAAAAATGAATACTTTATGTTACTCTTTGGTAGTATAGTTTCTAGCAGATATCCCGCACTTTTCGCCGTACATGCGTGATTGTTCACAGGTCTTCAAATAACTGGTCCTAGAGCGGCCTAGTACGTAATCGGGGGTTGGTTCTGTCAAAGAATCTGGATGTGTGCAAGTATGCTCATAATCATTTCGTATTACTTTGTTAAGTAACGGGATTTGACTGATAAACTTACAATCCTTACAAAGCAGGACTTCCATGTTAGTACTCACTCTTTTTATGTTTTGGTGTGCGGCGATATGCAATTTTGCTTTGCACAACCTTGGGTTTGAACGGTGTATTTTCTTGAAACAATACACGATGGGCCCTGTGTTTGGGCTGTTCAATTTTGAAAGATAAGAGTTCTTTTTTCATAGCCTTTAGTATAGCAGAACCCTTATTTATTGTCAACCAGAGCGGCCTGTACTGTAGTGTGTACCTTTTGGTCCTTTTGAAACAAAAGTTCTACCATATAATTCACCCTGATATTCATCACTATTAGTAGAGTATTTCAGTACCACTTTGATACTTTTATTCAGGCTAATGCTTAACAGTACTTGAGGTTTGAATTCAAGTACATCGGCCGTTACCGTTTGTCCATTGTCTACACACTTGACCTGTGCAGTTTCATCATACCGAATCATCTTAGACTCCAAGAGTAACGTTTATTTGTTTGATAGATTTGGTAGTGAAACTACGCCACTCTTTAATGTCTGTATCAAACACCCGCATTGTAGTTTCTGATTGTTTCCTAGGTGTTGCACCTTCTTTGATTTCAATTTTAGGAACAACGTCAGGATTGGTTGTGCAATTCATTACACGTTCAGTACCATCCTTTTTAGTGAAGGTAACTGTAACTGTATCAGTACCCAACATACCACGCAACCAAGATTCAAACTTAGTCCAGTCTTCTTCTTTCCAATCAATTGTCGGATTCATCTTCTTGTTCTTCCCAGGTTGTAAAAAAGTTTTTAATTTTTAATTCTTCATCCCAAGAACTACAATAATCATTATCTACATCACACAATGTCAATGCTTCCTCTTTAGACACAATACGATGACTAACAATCTGTTCACCAATATGTTCTTGGCTAAACTCTTTTGCCTCGTTCATTGTAACAGTATCTAATGCCCAATCAGTTTTGTTCTTCCCGTACTTATCAATACCAACAGGAACTTCAACCATATAACGTTCACGGAATGTACTGACACATTCAACAAGAACCCATTGTGTATCTTTCTTTTCTTTCTTAGTCAAGGTAAAACTCCCGTCTTTGTGTGTTTTAAATTTAAGTGTATCACCGATCTCCCAACCTAATTCATCACAAAATCCCTCCGGGAACGGAAGAATCAAGTCACCTGTATCAGGATCTTCTTGTAGGTATACTGTGTGTTTCTTTGACATTTTTTTTCCTTATGTTAACATGCGAATTAAACCAATTGAATCTATCGTTGTGAGCAAGAGGTAGTTCCCAAGCATACCAAACGATCGGCGAGTATAACTAGCCCAAGCGTACATAGCACACCCTGTAATCCAAACAGGATAAAGTGCCAGTAAAGGTGGATTTGGAACTGTTGCAGCCATTGTGATAGCACACCCAATGCTAATACCCCAAGCAACAACTTCAACACAGAATCTAAATTTGTTAGTTTTGTAATCACTTTTTATCCAATCAAAGGTATCATGTAAAAAATTAGTCATGTGTTTTTATTACTTCAAGTAATACTTTCTCAACCATTTTGTTAAGTGTAATATCATGTTTATGTGCTTCCATGCACAATTGTAACATAACATCATCTTCCAATTCAATAGGAACTTGAACACGCTTGTCAAAATCTTCACCATAAAAGATTGCTTTTGCTTTTTCTAAAAAGTCTTCCTCAGTTTCAAGATCAATCCATTTAACATCATCCCAAGCCTTGCGCCATTTAACATTGCGTGACTTAGCCTCAGATATCATGGCATCTTTATATTCAGGATTCAACCAACGATAAGGTTCCATCTCTTTATCTTCTTTGCCCCATCCACTGGTTTTAATACTTACATCGGCTTCATAGATTTCCTGTGTCTCAGTACTGTAAAGCACAGACACATGAGCAAACTCACTTTCATAATTTAAAAACCTTGCGTTTGGATAACAGTTCCATCCATACTCACTACCTTCAGTAATACGGTGATTTGTTAGTTCATTTATTTGACTTAAGTGCATTTTCTTGTCCTTTGTAGTGTTCAATAATAGGTTCGATGTTGTTATTGTATATCTGTTCCATTGTTTTGTAAAGCAGTTTGGCATCCTGCTCAGTCATACCTGCTGTCCAATTTGGTTCGCCATCTTCTTTACGCAACCCATAATCATGCCTATATGTATAACACATGTCAGTGATAATTTGTTCTTTATCTTTCATATAATTTTTTACACTCCACAATTACAAAAGTGGGATAGTTTTCTTTCATTGATAAAACAGTCGGGCAATGAAATTCAACTACAATAGTTTCACTATCATAGTAGTCATTGGTTATCAACCCCCAAACAAATCGTCCAATAAATATTACACCCAATAATACAACGATAGGCAATATCAAACTACTTGCTCTGTTGGGTCCTGGAAAACTATACATCATGTATCCTTGTCAACATTCAATCCAGCAATTGTTTGCATAATCCCAATGTCTATTATCATATAAAGAAAACATGATTTCATAACCAAACAAACCTAACTCAAGTTTAATACCTGCATGGTCACCTTTTCTACGCCAATCAAATTTAAAATGAAATAGATTTTCACAGTCTTGAAATACTTCAAATTCAAAATATTTGTGTTTGAAGGGCGTACCACAAACATAATTAAAAATATGATTGAATGACGTACTAGTGAAGGGGTAATCAATTGAAAAGTTTAGTTTAATCATATTATGATGATAACATGAAACCTAATTAAAGTCAATTATTTAGGTTAACATGTTGTTGATAAGTTTTAGGGCACTTTGTACTACTGATACATCTACGTGCATTCTTTGGGCAATTTCATGCACATTCAGATTTCTTTCAACCATTTCTTTCACTTGCAACATTACGTCATGGGACATGTTAAACTCCTTAGGGGGTATATATAACGCCTCAGGATCCAGTTCCGTTGACATTAAATTTTCAACATTGCCCACATTGCTGTCTTTTCCAAATCAGTTTGAAAGTTTGGGTATACCTCATCCAATCTTGATTTAGGAATATTCACATATCCTTTATTTTCTTTTTTGCGAAACATATCTTCTGCTTCCCAAATTGATGCACTAAACATCTTTGTCTGTAATTTGGCACCACGCCGGCCCCAAAATGATAGGTATTCATTGTATGCAGGTTTATAGTTTGGAAAAGGATGAAATTTAAGATGTGAGGCCTCATGTTCACGCAACAGAATGATGCCCCAGACTTTATCAGAAGTGCCTTCACGACACCAACCAATATATGCGTAGTTCATTCTTCAATTTCCTCTACAGGTTTATCAGGGATATTTTCTGTATCATTATCTTGTGCAAACACAAAGCCCATATCTAACATTGTGTCCATTTCAGCAGGTGTACAGTGAGCACGAAACACAAACAGTCGGCAAGTAAGATTGTCCTTGCTATAGTAGATCCTATAACTCACACGTTCCACATTCAATGCTTTAGCAAGGTCGTCTAAAGAAAAACTTTCGGGCCAGTCATCATCAACGCTATTACGTATCTTTTCAAAATAAAAATCTTGCATCATTTTAATTCCTTCAGCTAAAAACAAATATCCAGGCATTGATAATAAACCAAACTGTTGCACAAGACATAATAACAATCAATGCATCCAGTGCAATGATTTCGGGTCCAGGGGGCTTAGGTCCAAATTCTTTTAACCAAGAATTTTGGTCAACCTTTTTAACTTCTGCTGTACCTAAATGCAAATCAACGGGTTTCATTACCGTAAACTCATTCATTATTTCATCGGTCATTTCCGGCAAGTCATCAAAGTCATCAAGTGGTTTATTCATATTTTATCTCCATGCATTAACTAAACCAATTACACAAGTAACGATTGCTACCATGTTCACTACTAGTTGCGGGCGATTCTTAACACGAATAGTCCACGCCATAAATGCTAATGTGCCTAATGTAAATGCCACAATGTTGTAGGGATAAACACTAGGTCCAATTGCATTGCACACGTGTCCTGCAATAATGAATACTGCACCAGCCCATTGTAAGATATCGTTTACTTTCATTCTTCAACTCCGAAAACTCTGAAATGTTTTCCAATAATTACACAGCCTCTAAATTCACCATTATCCGCTAGAATCTTGATACATTCCATCACAATCAACTCGGCAAACTTTTGACATTCTGGCATGTCCCAGTGTCCAATGCCAAACATATCCGTTGTGTATCCAGCCTGTTCAGCAAGTTCTCGAATTCGTTCGTTCATTACTTTACTCCAAATGTGTTCAATGCTGGTTGCAGTGTGTTAATCAATTCAGTCTCGCGGGCATGAGCAGGACGCTTGCCTCTCACAATCTCCACGACACCAAATACAAATCGCTCGGCACCTTGTTCACGCAAGGCACGTGACAAACCCCAATCTTTGTTCTCAGTCATAGCACGTTGCATGTGTTTTTGCATACGACGGCGTAATGTGCGAAATACATTACCCTTGAATGAAACAGCAGTCAGACCAATGTAATACTCAAGTGTTACAGTGTCTTGAATGTAGTAGATGACTTGATTGCGGTCTGTTCTACGTTTGCGGTTGATTTTCGAGTTCATGTAAGTATTATATACCCAATGTGATTTATTGTCAACTATTGAGTATACTACTTTCAGTTTACTTTACAAACCCAGCAAACATTTCAATGTCATACCAAGCTACTGCTTTAGTATTCATTTCATAAACAAGCACAGGGAATGCTTGAGTATTAACTTTATCAAAGTTAACAAGTTTCTCAAAATTAGATTGACACAGTTCTTCATCAGACTGGTCCTCAAAAGTCACAAATGCTTTGTTAGTGTTCACAAACTCATCAATGTTGTAAGACATAATAGGCCCTTTCAAATGTTTAAGATGCTATTGTATACCCAATTTGATTTATTGTCAACTTGTTGTTGTAAGGATATCCAAAGCCTGTTGTAATACTTTTGACTGACGATGTTGTACATCCAACTCCCATGGTAGGTTGGTGTATTCTTCATGTGTCATTTCTTCAGGTGGTTTATTTGTATAGGGTATGCCATGCCAATAACACATGCCATTAGGTTTAATCTTAAGCATACCTAAATACTTTTGACTAACATGTATCAGTTCATGTACAAGAATTTTTAGTTGTGATTCTAGTGATAGGTTGATGTTCAATCCAATACGATTGACTCGGTTGATATCAATACCACCATAGACATTCTCCTCTAAGGGGCACAAGCATACCTCTACAGTGTCCGGCAACTCTATGATTTGAGATACTGCAATGGCTAACGAGGTCAATAAAGCCTCGTTATCTTTTTCATAGTTATTATTTTTATAGTAAAACTTAACTTCCATTATGCATTATGAATTTTGTCCATTGCCTTTTTAACTATCTTCTCACGTTCTTGTTTAGTTCTAGCACCTAGCACTGTTATATTATATAATTGGTTATTTGTACTTACAAGCATTGTGATACAGAATCCTGCCGCATTTGTAAACCCTGTCTTTATCGTAACTATTCCTTCTTTTCCAAAATAATGACTAGTTGGATTACTAATAATTGATTTGTTCCTTGGTTGTTTGATTCGCTTTTTAGATTTTTTACTCTTTTTAGATTTATTAGGTACCGCTGATTTAGTAACCACTCTTTGTGTTTGTGCGGCTTGTTGTACAATAGGAAAATTACTAACTGCTTTAACTAGCATTACAATATCATTAACAGTACTGTAATTCATAGCACTCAATCCAGTGGGTTCGACAAATCCGGTATGCATCATTCCAAGTTCTTTTGAATGAGTATTCATTTGACGAATAAAATGTGGTTGTCCACCGGGATAATTTTGCGATAAAGTAACTGCGGCTAAATTATCACTGCTTACTAATGACATGTTAACTAGTTCTTGTCTTGTCAGAATCATGCCCTTCCTTAGTTTAGTGTGATTGATTTTATTACTTATGACAGTTAGTTTTTCGTTAAGGTCTTGATTTGATTTCATGACCGTGTATATAGTCATTAGTTTGCTTATACTAGCAATACTAACTTCTTTTTCACTGAGAGAGCCTGAGATAACTCTATCATGTGTTACGTTGTACACTACAGTGTTTGGCTCAGCAAATGAGAATAGTGGCAGAAATAATAATATGATTAAAATGTTTCGCATAGAATATTTAGTATATCACGAAACCGTCACAATTCACAGCAACATGGACAACCTGTATAGCCAAAAAAATAGACCCCGAAGGGTCTATTTACATTGTAGGACCATTTCCTGATTTGAATCCTACTATCCCACCTTCGTCTTTGATGCGTTTTATAACATCTTCAAACAATATAGGTCTAAAGTC